TTAATCGGGCTCATGGATGGTCTGAGTAGCGCAGTGGGGCAGCAATGCCCCTTTCAGGAGTAATCACAAAAATGCCAAAACCATTCCCGTATTATCCGCCAGGTTCACCAGAACGCATTGAAGCAGAGAATCGCAAGAATCGTCAATTAGCTGAGGTCTCGTCTCAACGCCAGGATATGGCGAATAGAGCACAATATCGAAATCGCGTATTCGATGGGCAGTCCCAAGATATTGCTCGTCAGAAGAATAAAGAGGTAGATAATGCCTAATCTCTCAATTCCAGTCCAAGCCCGTGCAGGTTTTCTTGCGGAGGAAATCCATCAGGGTCAAATCCGCAAGAGTAGTGGCCTCAGCTACTTTGATGAGCATCTTGCTAAAGTGGCCAAGACCGTTGAGTTTGCTGGTGGATCTCAGGAGATCATCGCAGCGGCATTCTTGCATGATTCTCTAGAAGATCAGCCTGATAGAGATCCCGAGCAGCGTATTCTTGAGGAGTGTGGCCAGGAAGTCTTAGATCTCGTCAGGGAATGCACAGAAATCGGCCCTGGAGGTGAGGACAAAGCGCCCTGGAGAGATAGAAAGCTGGCGTATCTAAAGCATCTTTCTATCGTCTCAGCAGGCGCTCTCATGATCAGTGTGTCTGATAAGCTGCAATCGGCAAGAGATGATATGCTCCCCGGTGTCAAAGAGCGGGGAGATGAGTACTACAATATCTTCAGAAAGGCTGGAAATAGCTTAGAAGAGCGCAAAGCCAGCACGATCTGGTTTCATCAGCAGCTTGTCGTCTCGTTTGAAAAGCGTTGGGAGGCATTAAGTTTGCCTCCAAAAGGCTTACGGGCACTCATTGATGAATTTTCTGATATTGTTGAGTGGCTAGAAAGTCATTAGCCACAACAACCATCCCAGCCTCCTGAAAAACGGAGGCTTTTTCTTTTTGTGCTACAATGCCCACAGTTCGTCTACCATGCGTGGACAGAGCAACGGTGTCGTTTTGCGACTCCAGCCAACAAAAAGAGAGGAGCTGCTACACTCCTCTCGATTGCACTACATCTATGCTTTGGCTGGACGCCCAGAACGTCTAGGCGCGTTCTTGAAGCGCATGAGCTCCTCGTGTGATATGAAGTAATCCCTACCTCGTTTCTCAGCTGCAAGGTTCTTGCGTAGGATGTTTTGAGTCAGCGTCTCTGGCCGCATTCCTAGCAAGTCTGCAGCTGAGCTGACAGTATGCTCTCGCCCTGGTTGCTCCTCACCGAAGAATCGTCTCTTGAGAAACAAGGCAAAATCGTACATCTCAGCTTGATATTCTCGCAGCTTTGCGTCTTGTGTACTTGGCTCACGACTTTCTTGCAAGATACTGCCGTGCGGTCTCAGCCTGTAATCATTGTCAAACGGCTCAAGTGTAAGCATTCTGTCATAGGCCATAGGGTGACATTGATAGAAGCTCTCCAGCAGGCTCTCCAGTGCTTCACTGTCAGGCTTGACGATGTTTACCCATGGGTAAGGCCAACCATGGCCTAGATGGCCCTCACAGGACGATGTGGTGCGTATGTCGCTGGCATTGAGTCCCAGGACGAGACCCATGATACCGATGTCAATACGCATACCGTTAGCATCTGTTTGCATTGCTACATGCTCGAATACTGCCTGCCACTCTTGATCTTTTACTGATACTGCCATATTATGGTGAGAGATGATTTCAGTGAGCTGGCGTCTTTGGCAGCTCACCTTTTGGACTAGAACTCAGGATCTAGTTGTCGTCCCTTGCATCTTGGGCAAATTTCGCTGGTATCGATTTTACCCTGGAAGCATTTGTTGCACGGGATAGGCATTTTGCTCTTGTCGAGCTTGTGCCCTGTCCCGTAACAGCTTAGGCAGTTGGTCTTTGCTGGTATCCGACCGTGCCCCTCGCATTTGATGCATTTTCTCATCTCTCAGGCCTCCTTTCTCAAATATTTGCAGCCTCTCGACTACAGACTTATTGTATGCCAATCAGACAGTTTTGTCAAGCATTTCCAAGGCAAATATTCCAAGAAAAGCAAAATCCAAGAAATTGCTTAGTTCGTTCTTGTGTGGTATAGTACGTGTGAGCAGAGCACTCTATCGTCAAAAATAGATATGCTGAGATTTAGGGCCTCAATATTGCTCTGCTCGACCAAACGACTTCTTCAGCGACTCTCGGCATGCTCGATTATCTGCTGCAGCCAGACAATACTGCCACCTATCAGATTTTGCATATCATACCGATAGCTCGACACTGGTATAACCTCACTCTTCTTCGCAAGATCCTGGGCCTGTTTCAGGCATTCGAGATCCTGTTTCATTTGAGCTAGTTGCTTCTCTGTGATTTGTATGAACATTGTGTCTATTCCCCCAGCAACTCACGACGCAAAAGGATGCGAGCCGCTTCAGCAATCTTGTATGCGAAATTCAATTTGTTGGCCTTCTGCCATGACCCTATCTCCTCTGCGATTTGAGGATCTGGTGTCACAAGAGTAAAATCAACCTCGGTACTGAGTTGCACTTTTGCAGCATATCTGCTGATGTAGTTCTCTATCATCTTCTGCCGTCTATCTTGTTCTGACTCTTGCACAACTTGATTGACAAGTTCGTAGATATCATCTGTCATGTGTCTATCCTTCATTGCTCTCTAGTTGCGCTCTCACTCTATCCGCCAAATATCCCATCAAACCTGCATCGTTCTCTAGCGCAAACTTGCTCCCATGCGTATCATCATACTCAAAATCTTCTGTGCTGCCATTATAGTCGTTGTAGGCTCTCATCAGCTCACGGCGTTCTTTCAAGCCTGGTATAACCTTGTCAAGCTCGAAGTCGTTGCAGCCGTGATTGCTAAATTCGTTGCTGGCCATGTCTAGCAGTTCGGCTAAGAGCGTACCTTCGACTCTGGAGAGCGTGACTTTGTCCTTGGCTGTCAATTCGGCTACTCTGTCAACGAGCTTCTTGTTCTCGAAATTGCGAGTCCTGAGAGCAAACTCAAGTGCTTTCCAAGGTTGGTTGGGATAGTGTAGCAGCGTCTCAGGTGCCAGCTCTCGACACGCTTCTATCTGCTGCTGCATATCGTTCTTTCCAGTCTGTTCTGGTATCCTGTCTTCTGAATTGTACTCTCTCAATATCTCCTCAATTTTGTCCTGTGCCTCATTGCTAGGCACAAACTGACGGAGCAGCATAACGAGTTGACAGATAACGTTGTCCTTCGTTTCTTGTCGTTGCGCCTGTTTCATCCATTTGTGATGTGTAGCGAGTATGTTCAATAAAGACTCTTCGTTAATGATGTTATCCCTCCTGCTGCTTCTTTTCTCGACAACTCGGACATGTCGCATTGCCATCCGTATAGTTGATATGCCATCCTTGCCTCTCAGCTCCTTCCCTGGCATTGTGCTGTCCATTCGGCTCGATACGTACATCATCAGTGCGATTATGACATGTATTGCACTCGACATGTGCGAAGTCTCTACTAAGTATAACGCCCATTGTGCTATCCTTCCCTCTCAATACCGAGCTCAGCATACTCTTCATCGCTTATCTCGTAAATCTCATGTGCTCCATCAGGATATGGTTCGTGACACACTTCAATATCTTCTCTGCAGTAGTTAAGAAGGAACTCTTCGTACGCCTTCTTAACATCTTTTGCTGAGACTATACGCATATCATCTTGACCTGCTTTTATTAAGTATCTTGTACTGTACATTGTGTCTATTCCTCTCTTTGGCTGCTCTTCTCGTGCAATCTGGAGACGTGTCTTGGCTGAGACAGTGTTGCTCAGCCTTCCATCCGCAAAGACGTGTCCGCCTATCATGCCTGCTACAACTGGTATTACGTACTCAGGGTGCTTTGCTCTTGTAATGCCTTCACCAGCATAGATACGTCGTGCCCAGGCTCGTAATTCCTGCTCTTGTTCTGGTGTTATTGGGTGGTCTTCCATGCTGCTATCCTTCCTAGTGCCTATGTGGCTCTCTAATGTCGTAGGAGTAACTGCATACCTCACAAATTGGTATCTCAGGGTTACGCTCGTACTTCTGAGCAGTCACCACGTTGTCCTTGACATAGATGGTTCCCATATCACCAACATCTTCCCCTTGCCACATCACCTCACCATTAACGACGTAACCCCACGGCTTGAAGAAATGCTCTATCAGGTACCCCAGCCACTCGGTATAGTCGTAGAACTTCTCTCTATAGTCCCACGCAATACCCATGCCGTCTTCAGTTGGTATCCAGCCACACCAGGCACCAGGTGTCCCTTGCTCGTGTCCGTGGTCTTCTACGTTGTACTTTTTCAGCTCGTTATACTGCTTAACTGTAAGTGGCTTATCTAAGTTGAACTGTCCTTGAAAACTTGTGTGGTATCCCATAATGTGTATTATCCTTTCTTGCACTAACTGCAAAAGATGTGAGAGTGTTGTGTGCTCTCACGTACTCTCAATCTGCTATGCTAACTCTTTCTGTATTGTTGCATGTAAGCTTCAATATCCTCTGGTAGATGGTCTTGTGTTACGTGGTGATATACCATGTACCGATTGGAAAGGATAAGGCGTATCTGTTTTACGCTTCCTGGATGAATACTGTACAGCGCTGCGTACTGCTCATCCGCTAGCTTGCATGCATTGAAGCGAATAATAGCAACATCTGTATCACTAAGTCTGCGATCAACCCTGTTGTAGCCATTGGGTGATATAGTGTTTAGTCGTTTCATCCAGAAGTGCTCCCTGCTATACACAGGTGCCAGATCATCATACCTTTTAAGTTCTCCCTCCTCTAGCAGGCACATATGAAAATTTTCAATCCCTAACTCTCGCATAGCGGTGTAAAGCGGATTTTTTAAATGTCGAGGTCTTGTAGAACGAGATGTCTGTATGTGAGCTTTCATCCGACGCTCTAAAGGCAATGTAGTATAGCCCACATAGAGCAGGCTATTGATGGTATTCTCAATTTTGTAAATCCTATAGGTCTTCATGCTATAATTCTCCTAAATAGTTTAAGGCGTGAAGTGCTACGGTCTGGACAACTGGTCTCACTTCACGCCCGGACTATGCGGCTTCATCTGAAGCAGACTCCTTTTTCCTTGCTTTGCGTCCACTGTGGTCCTGGATACGCTTTCCCCCACGAGGTGTAATCACTATCTGTTCCACATCACCACGTCTATAGAGGTTTGTACGGGCGTCAAGCTTGTGAGGCTTAATTCTGCCTTGTCTCACAAGCTGGTTCATATACTGAGGCTCTATATGTCTTTTGCTATTCCTGCTAATGATAAGGGCCGCTTCAGCAGCAGGAAGCAAATCATCAGGCGATTCCTCACGCCTAATCATGGTTGCTATCTCCTTTCCAAAGTATTCATCAATGAGTAAACAATAACACACAAGAAGTTTTTTGTCAATCCTAAAAACTGGCCCTTAAACACTTGACAAAAACATTCTAGAGTTGTATTATATAGACAGTTAAGAAATGAGTTACAAAAAAGGAGATTAAACAAATGATTGCAGCAACAGAAATCAAAGTAGCTGAGTGGGCAGGAACAAAAAGAGTTATTTATTCTTGCAAACGATGTAAACAGATTACAGCACGTGATTATCTACGTCAGGATGGAAATCTTAAAATGTTTCGTATTGAAGACGGAGACGTTATTTACCAGGAAAACGATATGTTATGTGATAACCACGACTGCCCGAAATCAATATATCGCTCCACATTAAAGGCAACCTTTGTAAATGCTATTGAAAATAAAGAGCATAAATGTGATGCACGTTGTATTCATGCCAAGGGTAAAGATTGTTCGTGCGAATGCAAAGGTGAAAACCACGGGAAAGCATTTCTAATCTAAGTTTGAATGAGGGGAGGCAAAACCCTCCCCTGAAAACGAATATTTACCAATCTCAAAATTAGTCCAGAAAAGGGTTGACAAAAACATTCTAGAATGTTATACTATAGACAGTTGATAAAACAATCCACTAAGGAGGAACAAACCCGATGGCTACAAAGAGACAGACAAAAGTGAACGCTTGGTACATCAGAGCTGCAATCGAGCAGCTTGTGCTAGCAATCGATGACCACTCGATGTTTTGTAAGGTCATCAGTGAGAGAGTATCTGGTGTAAGCTATCGGGTAGAGGTTGATGAAGAGACAATGCTCTCAAAGAGCTGCTCATGTCCAGCTAGAACCTCCTCTTGTAAGCACAGATTGGTTGTCGACCAGGCCTTTGCTAACTACAAGCCTGTTCCTCCTACACCAGTAGAGCCCAAAATCACCGAAGTTGAGGCAGGCTCTTGGTATGTGGTCAACAGTGACTCGCAAGTGTGGAAGACAGAGGATGGCCAGTGGCTAGCTGTAGGCACTACTGAGAACGCTGTTGAAATTGTGAAAGCTCACATTGAGAGTCAGGTTGAGCAAGAGCAGGCAGTTGCTGAGGCAGAGCGGATTGTCGACGTAGTGGTGCTCGAAGCCAAAGCTCAGGCAGAAGTTGATGAGGTGATGGACAGAGAAGAGAAAGCGGTTGCTCAGCAGTTTGCCACGAAGAGAGCACCCAAGTGGCAGGTCCATTTGGTTGATGAGGACAAGGTAGTTGCTCCGAAGCCTGAGGATGATATCTCGACAAAAGGCACGCTTAACGGTAATAGAGGTTTTTCGATACTTAAGATAGCATAGTTTAGAAAGGAATTTCAAATGCGAACAAAGTACAAGCCTATCGCAGAAAAAGATCTGCCAAAGTTGGTTCGGGCTCGTGTAGAGGGTGCTATTGCTCCACACAATACCTCTCGTGCTAGCGGTGGCGACATCAAAGTCGGCTTTAAGCAAACGGTTGTCTGGGAAGAGCGTCCGACGTGGAGCAATCCACACTGGACAAAAATCACCTTTCATGGGAACAACACGTTCGAGAAGGGCCTTGCGGAATATGAAGGCCCCTACGGTAAATGGCAGGTGTATCTCGTTGGGCTGACAGGGCCTATCTCAAAAGAGAGATGGAAAATAGAGCCATGCAACCGCACCTATGGTACTCCGTGGTGCGTCGAGCCCTCCGATGAATGGAGGGAGACACCAGAGCAGCGAAAAGAGCGTCTCAAGCGATGGGTTGAAGAAGGCATATTATAGGCCTAGTGCCCCTCAGGAGATGAAAACAATGAGAACATTCACACATCTTGAAATCTCTATTCTCGGAGTAGAGAAGTATCGCAAAACAGCACTCACCAGTGCTCAAGTGCTGGTCTTCAACGGGACCTTCGAGACACTCGAAGGTCCGAAAAGCTTCGTCAAAGGTGACTACCTATGCATCGGTGTGCAAGGTGAAGCATGGCCGATGAAGAAGGCAAGCTTCGAGGCTGATAAAGAGTATGTAAAAGAGTCTCGCGATGGGTTTCGCGTCTATCGTACAAAGTCCCTGAAAAACGCCGTGTTCATTCCTGAGCAGTTCACGCTGCAGCTCGATGGTGAGCCGATGGTGTCAAAGCCTGAGGGCGGGTACATCGTCTATGGTGGTAATCCAGCAAGGGCTTGGATTTGCGACAAGGACATTTTTGAAGAGTCGTATAAGTTGGAAAGGACGAGCTGATGGCAGAGCTCATAGTCCACCACGACACTACCGTGAAGTACGACAAGCCAGAGACGCGTTCTCAGCAACGTATCGAAGTTCCGGTGCGATATGTCGAGAGCGTCAAGCTGAGCCAGGGTAGGACTCGCATGATACCACGTGCTGTTACCGTGTTCGGCACAGTTGAGATAACGCACTATGACACAAGACGCGCAGAATACGGTAAATGCCACATTAACGGACATGTCGTAGTCGTAGTGGAAGACGGTACGAATGGCTGGAAAGCCGTTGATAGAAAGCCTGTACAAGGCTGTATAGCATAAGAAAGAGGTTTAGAAATGGCAACTGTATATTATGCGAATGGTGAGACAAAAGAAGTTCAGCCAGCTAACGGGACTGACTTCAAATTGAATGAGGTACGGGATATTGTGGAAGGGTACATTGAAGTTGTCAATCTTCCCGATGGTCGCATTATGCTGATCAATGAAGAGGGAAAGCTTGAAGGACTTCCTCTCAACGAAGCCGCTACCAAACTGGCGGAATTGCCAACAAAGCTAGATTTGTGGAAGTACAGGCGCATTATGGAAGAGCTGGGAGTCTCTGTCATTGATGCGACGATGGGAGAAGAAGACTATATAGCTGGCAATGCGCTAGTCTGTGAGAATGATGAATTTCGATGAAAGGAGGTGAAACACGTGTTTGATATCCTACGTTTGCCAAGCGCTGAAGACTCGCAAGAACGTCTACAGCACTTCGAGACACTCAGACAAGAGGCTGTACAGTCTGGGGACGAGCGCAATGCTCAACACTGGCAAGAGATGCAAACAATAGAGCAGCATGTATATCAAATTTTAGGAGGGCAAAGTGAAAGAAGATAAGCCAAAGATAAAGTGCGAGAAGGACGGATGTCACGAGACAGCACAAGTTGAGATACGACGTGTGCATGGTGTAAAGAAAGAGTATCTCTGTACTATGCATGCAGAAGGATTGAAGCATAGCGGTGTGAAGATAGTATCTGAGAAGGATATCTAGAGTGGCGGCTAGCCTCAGTTGTGAAGGGCAGAGGCTAGCAACCTTGAAGGTTTTGAGTCATTGTAGCACAAATTTTAGAAAGTGAGTAAGTACTATGTTAACCATAAAGTCAGCACAGAAGTTCAAACAATTCGCGAAAGTATGCATATGGGGCGTTCCAAAAGCGGGGAAGTCGCACACGGCACTAGCTTTAGCAACGGCTATGGCTGGTGAGAATGGAAAGGTAGGTGTTATATCCTCTGAGTTCGGTTCGACAAAGCTTCTAGCTCATAAGTTCCCTCATGACATCATCGATTTGTCTGAAGCGGACGAGCATGATGGTGTACCAGTTCCGAATGCCTTTTCACCACAACGGTATGAGATGGCACTAAAGATGCTTATTGAGAGCGGATATGCAGCTATTGTGATTGATAGCCTCTCTCATTCCTGGGCTGGCAGTGGCGGTCTACTTGAGTCAGTAGGTAAGCACAAAAATACCTTCTCTGACGGATGGGGTGAAAACTCGCCTGTCTATGATCACTTGGTTAACACGATAATAGCTGCAAAATGCCACATTATCGTTACTCTTCGAGCTAAAGATAAATATGTACAAGAAGAGTACACAAAACGAAACGGCGATAAAGGCAGCTCTCCTAAGAATGCAGGTGAAGCGCCTGTCATGCGTAAAGGTTTCGGCTTTGAATTCCAGGTTACCATGCGCATGGACAGCATGGTAGGACACATTGAGGCCTCTGCAGTTGAGGATTACATCCACAAGGGAGAGGAGATAGAAAAGCCAGGTCCTGAGCTTGCCTATCGTCTTCTAGAAGCTTTGGATGGTGCTCCACTACCTGAACCATCTCCTCAACAGGTAGAGATGAAAGCTTTGCTAGAAGAGCTTTATACTGCCAATCCAGGGAGCTATGCCAGATACCCAAACTGGGAACACTTGGCTCTCAGGAAAGCCCTAGAGATGCCATCTGGGCCATTGCCAGTGGATTACACTGACGAGCAGGTGGAACTGATGAGGATTTATGTGGAGATGAAGAAAGCTCCTAAGCAAAAGCCTGTATTGAAATCTGTAGAAGGGCTCTACAGCAATATGAATGCAGCGCTAAAGGCAGAGGCAGAGAGTTAACAGCATAAACAGTAGTACGGGCTATCTGCTGATGTGGATAGCCTTAGAAAGGATTTTGAGATGGACAACCAACAAGAGCAGCAAAAGATGTACAACTGTGAAGGGTGTGGGATTACTACACCTGACAAAGAGCTTACAAATGTCATGGCTGGCATTCTGCTAGACATATATGCTGTGTGCCAAGAATGTCTGGAGAAATTGGAGAATGGTGATTTATGAAAGTAGTGCATTGCAAGCGTGATCCATACGACGTCTACATCGGGCGTCCCGCTCGTGGGCTCAAAGGCTCGATATGGGCGAATCCGTTTCACATCGGCAAAGATGGCACGCGTGACGAGGTTATCGAGAAGTACAGGTGGTACATTCTCGGCAAACCTGAGTTGCTAGTGCGATTGGAAGAGTTGAGAGGGCAAGTTTTAGGTTGTTGGTGCTCACCGGAGAAATGCCATGGTGAAGTTTTGGTGGAATTACTAGAAGCTAGACAGGACATTCAAGTGGATACGCTCTTCGATTTTGAAGAGGCACGGCAACAAGTCAAGCCTTTGCTGGATTGGTCTGGCGAAGAAATACCGATCAAGAAGCCGATCGAGTCAGACAATCCAATGGTTAGGGCATTTGGTCGAGGACCTGAAGGCAAAAAGTGCAAAGAATGCGAATTCCTGATCAGATATCACTGGCGTAGTACTAGCTACTTCAAATGTGAGAAGAGAGGCATAACACACGGTCCTGGAACGGATCATCGCTTAAAGTACGAAGCTTGCAGTAAATTTGAGCAAGAGAAGCCAGAGGTGAAAGAGCCTGAGCCACCTAACCAGTCATTTACCGAGGTGTGTCCTCAGTGCCAAGGTGAGATTAAGCTGCTTTACAAACATGGTGTGTGGAGCTGCAGTACATGCAAAATCAAGATTGCTCAGACACGGGAAGAGGGTATCACCAGGATTGAGCCACTTATGACGTTCAGTATATCGCCACTGGAGACAAAGCATGGCTAAGATAGCAGGCTATATCTTGCAACACGAGATTGACAGAGGTGATGCTTGGCTCAATTCAGTAGATCCGGAGTACACGGACAGGTATGCGGTTCACAGGCAATGCGCTTGGAACTTTGAGGCTCTAGATCCTGATGAGCTTCACTGTCTGGAGAAGATACCACTGGACGATGCAAGTCTGCATGTGTGCCATTATTGCAATAGAAAGCTCTCTGAGCCTGCTCGTTTCTCGTTTGAGGTAGTCAAGATAGACGATCTCGTGTCGCAGTACTTTGAAGCGTTAGACGCTGGACTTGATATGAGGATAGAGAAGATAATGCAGTTTGCTATGAAGCGTGGTGTGCTAGACGAATTAAATGACGTTATTTGTATGTTGCACATGAAGATGGATACTGAGTCTGATGTGCCATATGTACAGCAGGTAGAGCAGTACAGAAAGAGAGGATGAAAGGATGAATTTCACCATCTGGATACGCAACCCATACCCGTTCCGCTACGATGAGCTAGAGGCCATACAAGACGCTCTGCAGCTCACATACACACGTACTGCCGTGTACCTGCAAGAATGGCCTGTACATTGGGTTTCAGTAGACAGGACGAACATCACAACGTGTAGGCAGATTGCCTTGACTCTCAGGACAATACACAAGCAATGGGCAATACAGGACAAGAAGAACACAGGGCGCGTCTATTGTGAAGAGTTAGATATTGTTATCCAGGGGCCAAATGATGCTAAGCCTGAATGGGCTAAGAAAGCGAGTTGAAAGAATGCTAGAAGAGAAACAAATACGCTATCAGCAATATCTTGCTGATGTGGCAGGTAGAAAGCTTGAGATATCAGAGAAAGGTATTATGCTTGACAGGTGGACATATCCATTTTTATTGGATGAGAACGGATACAAGAACACAGTGCATAATTTGCAGCTTGATATCTCGTTTAATAGGCAGTATGGGAAGTAGATAAGAAAGAGCGAGCTGTGCTGTAGCGCTAAAACCTGTGTTGGTGAATTTCGAAAATATGTCAGCTCGCTCTTGTCTACATCGTAGCATCACAAGTCAACTTGACATCAGGTGTTAATGTTGTAGAATAGATGCATGTCAATAGTTTAGCTTCGATTGTTGCCAAGAGAGAAAGGAAGGGTATCGATATGTGAGCCCGCTAAGAACGGGATAGGCCTGCTCAGCACAAGGGCAGGCTTTTTTTTGTTGCTCTGTGCTATACTCGTGTGGGCACGCGCACTCTGACGACATGCCTCCTAGAGAAGGCGAATCTGCAACTATTTGTGCGTGCTCTTACTTTTGCTTGTTTTGTCAATAAGATAACTTCACTCCTTCATTCGCTATCTTGCCATCGTCGGCATACCTAAGAGGCATAGCTGAACTAGACCATCCACCTGCCTGCTGCATAGATTTGATGTCTGTCCCATTCTTGATAGCATTCTTTGCCCACATATGTCTCATATCATGAGCTGAGAGGCCTTTCACATCTACCCTCTCAGCCAGGACTCGCACTCTATCGGTTATGGCCCGTTCACTCATTCTTCCTTCCAGCTTCCCGCCTTTCCTGCTACCTGTCAGCAGGTATTCCTTCGGTTTGCAAACTTCTAGATAGCGCATAGCAGCTAGCAGCGTGTCTCCAGTCAGTTTATGTGTCTGTGTTTTGTCTACCTTTTGCCTATAGAAGACGAGAGTACCCTCGGAGAGATTAAGATTCTTCGGAGTAAGAGCGGCTACTTCACCACATCTGAGGCCATGGTCTAAGAGCAAACACATCAGGAATGCATCACGGCGGCCCTGTGGTGTATCTGGATGGCCACTCTTAAGAGCCTTAGCCTGCTCTGGTGAAATGAATACAGCTTCAGCTTTCTTCTTGCCTATGCGAGTAACTTCTCGTTTTTCATCTACATTTCTACCTTCTTTATGTCTGTAGCTCTCAACTGTCTTAATGAGAGCATATTCCTGCTGTGTAAGCACACCCGCTTTCATGGCTAATTTGGCATAAACCTTTACTGTTGAGATATGCGCATTAATTGAAGCTATAGCATAGCCTTTCTCTAGTTGCCATCTCTTGAAAGTTTCTAGCAACCCAAAGGTGATGCCTTGCCATTCTGCAGCATCATCTAGTAAATTCTCTTTTACCATGCCTACATTCTTGAGAAAGGCAGAGAATAAAGCAATATCATCTCTATGTCTTTTGAGAGTATTTTTTGCTATTTTCTCTTTGTAGTCATTAAAAGCATTCGATGCTGCATACTCATTAGCAAGTTGCCCAACTGAGAGAGAGTGAGATGGTACAGGTACTAAGTCCATTACGTGTATCCTTCCTTGCTGCAAATTACTGGATAGCTACCAAATAGGTGCCTATATGTCCCAAGTATCGGTAGCCATTGCTCTCTATTTTGACGCATATGCATCATGTTGTCAAGAGTTTCGTACATCAAAATTTCATGTTATACTACTCTTGAAAAATACTTTTGTTGAGGTCTATCATTGACCCGTAAAATTACACCTGCTACAGCGTACATTTCTGCTAGCAAGGCGGCTGAGATATTATCAAAGAAATGCGGTCGCCGAGTGTTGCCTCAAAACATATCTCGACTCAAGAACGTCCGTTTCATCAAAGTGAACGATAAGTGCAAAATGTATCTACAGACAGATATTGAAGCATATCCTATTAGAAAGAGAGAAGTAAAGCATGAATGAAGAGTTACGCAATATTATAGGCAAAGCAGCCTATGAAGTACTTGAGCTAGAGTTACCTGATATCCATCCCCTATGGTGGGATGAGTTATCTCCTGAGAAACAAGAAATCAACAAGAAAGCTGCTGAATCTGCTGTAAGTGCATATTTGCAGTATATACGTTCAGAGAGAGGTGAGTACTTTGACGGGAATGGGGACATGATAGTGCCTGATTATGCTGAATGAGTGAATTGAGTAAGAAAATGAGCGAGACAATCAAGTGGGATGAATTGACTGATAAGGATAAAGTGAAACTTATTCTAGAATATGTGATACCTCATGGTATGGGTGACCATATCGTCTTCAGGGATCTTCACATTGTCGTTGAGAGACACGAAAAGCCAACACGGTGGCCTATAGCAGCCTGGGATGATTTCCCGCCTGGCGCGTGGTGGATACGAGACTTTGGCGACGATAACGATACGCACTTTGATCCTTTGCACGATATGAATGATGCATGGAAGATTGTAGAGCATTTCAAGAAGCCTGAAATACCGGGGCATGCACAAGCAGGGTTCTACCGATGGCTTAGAGCTTTTTCCACGCCTGACCCTTGGGATACGACCAAGGACTATGTTGATTGGATTTATGGCGTTAATGCTGATAATATTTGTAAAGCCGCATTAAAGGCTGTAGGTGTGGAAATTGAAGGTTGACGATTTATGCTATGCTGGTTCTGGCACACCTTGCGACCAACCCATCGTACAAGAGAGCCTCTCTCATCAGTAGCTCTGGAAGCTTTGCGCTTCGAGTGAAAGTTGGGAGAGGTTTTTTGCTGCTCCCAAAACGCGTCTCTTGTCATATCGTCTTTACAACAGCTATGACTAATGTTAGAATTAGAACAGAACAACGATTGGATTGTTCGGAGTTGAAACGTTGGTCATTATTAAGCCCCCCCGTATCAACTCAGAGACTGAACACACACCCTCACATGTATCAGCTAAGCAAAGGAGTCGGGCAATGCGAGATGTCACGTTTGGCAATAGGCACCTTCGCATTGTTCGTCTCCGACGCACACCAGTCACAATATCCACTGACGCAATCATCCTGGTGTTGTTCTTGTTGGCTGGATATGCAATACGGGCATTATTCGAGAAGTCGCATAAATGAATGATATAGCATCTAAACTCACATCAAATATCGAAGTCACAAGCACAATCGTCAAGAAGGTGCAATTAGAGCACACTGTCTTCTTTCTGAAGTTTCCATACATCAAATACCGTTATTTCTTTGATATGAACAATACATGCACAAAAGACTTTGAAGGCGTGGTAACGATTGGGCTGTATAGAGAGATAGGCAAGCTGAGACAGTTAGGGCGTAAAGCGTTCAAGGTGGCTATACCTGCTGGGAGGCATAAGGTTGTGTGGGTGGATTTGTATACTGGGCCTGTGAGTACGCACGGTGAGTATGGTGCAGCGCATTTTGATTGGATGATGCAAGTTGAGGGTGATGAGACGGTGAATGGGCAAGGGTTGATTACGAGTAAGTACGAAGATTTGAGTTGAGGTGAGGTATGGAAGAAGAGCGTAAATCCTGGGAGCAAATGGTTGACAAAGGTGAGCCCGACTTGTGGTATGGTCGGTTCGTCAAATATTTGCGACTGGGCACAAAGCGCTCTGTCAATGCCTTGTACGTCAAAGAAGCTAAAACAGCGAGAAACAGCGAGAAGCAGCGAGAATTAGAGGCTGGCGGGGACTGGTATAAGGCAGAAAAAGAGTGGAACTGGAAGGAACGCGCTAGGGTTTATGATTTGGAGCAAGAAAAGCAAAGAAGAGAGGAAGAAGAGAAGCAGAGGGAAGAAGATCTTGAAGCTGTAAGAAAGATGCTGTTAAGCCATATTCAAGCTGAAGTTGATAAATCATCTACATCTCAGATACAAGCGGCTAGATTGCTTATAGAGCACTATGCAACATCGGATGAGATCGCTCAGATTAAAGAGCAGATGGACATGCTTCAAGAGACGCTCAAATCGTTAGGAGCTGAGCTATGATTGCAACAAGAGAGCTACAATCACTCCGAGGTAGCCTTGCAGAATATATCGTATCTGCTGATATGCTTAAATCTAGGAAAGAAGCTCCTGAAAAGATTCCAATTCCAACTTTTGATGAATTTGTTAAGCTAGCATGGCCTATCATCGAACCTGGGCACCCATTTGTCGGAGGGTGGCACTTAGACGCGATTTGCGACCATTTGACCGCTATCTCGAATGGAGACATAAAACGCCTGCTTGTCAATATGCCGCCTAGACACGGGAAAAGCAGCCTTATTTCTGCTCTGTGGTCTGCTTGGTTGCTACTCAATAACCCTGCTATCCGCCTGTTGTGCGCCTCCTATGCTCTCAATCTGGCAACACGAGATAATCTAAAGGTCCGGCGTATCATCAAATCCGCCTGGTTTCAGAGTAACTATGCCCCAATATTTCAGCTTGTCAAAGATCAAAATGCCAAGATGAAATTTGAGACCGATCAACTAGGCTATAGAATGGTTACTTCAGTCGGTTCGGGCACAACAGGCGAGGGCGGCGATATTTTAATACTAGATGATCCACACAATATTGATGAGAAAGAGTCACCTCCCAAACGTGAAGCAGCTTTAGATTGGTTTGATAATACATGGTGTAGTAGATTAAACGACTTTCAAGAAAGCAAAATGGTGGTAGTAGCACACCGGATACACGAGCAGGATGTATCGGGACATATTCTGGAGACAAATGACGGCGAATGGGTACATCTCAATTTGCCTGCTGAGTATCATCCTAAAAGCAGGTGCGTGACTCCTGTTATATCTAAATCAGATGAGCCTTATGCTTGGAAAGGTGGGGACCCGCGAAAGAATGAAGGTGAGCTTTTATGTGAACCTCGTTTCCCTCAGGAAGCTATCGACAAAGCAAAAAAGCGGCATGGTGTACTAGGTTACTCGGCGCTCTATGATCAAAATCCAATCCCCCCTGGAGGATTTGTCTTTATTGCATCAAACGAGCGCTTGTTTACTATCTCACCTCAGGGGGACATGTACCATCTCATCACACCTAACGGTATCCAGCCCGTGCTTATCGATAATTGTTGGGAGATAAGCACATCGGACGTCGCAGCAAAAGAGAAGGAAGCAAACGACTTTACTGTCTTTGCTCACTGGGCTATCACACCCTGGAATGATGTACTCTTGCTTGACTTGTGGCGTGGTCACTGGTCTATTCCACAGCAGAAGGAGAAGGCACGTCTCTTCTATCGCACGCATTTATCCCATCGTTACGGAGCTTTCTACTTCGAAGATGTGGGCTATCAATCGGCTATCTGCCAAGACTTGCTCACTGAGGGTATGCCGTGCCTTCCCTTCAGGCCTGAGGGAGACAAAGTATTGCGAGCTGTAGGTGCATCCATCTGGCAAGAGGCAGGCAAAAGTTACTTTAAGCAAGGCGCTTCTTGGCTAGAAGATTTTAAGACTGAAATCTACAAATTCCCTAAGACTGCCCACGATGATCAAACAGACAACTATAGCATGGTATGCATGATTGTACGTTCAGGCGGCATAGCTGATGAAAATGCAATTAATGCAATGATGAGATATGCAGGATTGTAACATGAATTGGTGGAACAGACTTATGACAGCAAATACAGCAGCGTACCAAGCATGGAGGCGTGTCTTTCAGGACCCATCAACCATCTACGCTCCCTCGACTTTCAGGGATTACACGCCATCCTACGATCTCTTGTGGTACTACTACGCTAACCAGATGTTTGATAGGTACAACAAGCTATCACAGGATTACATAGGCAGATACGGCTTGTATCGCAATATCCGCATGATTGAGAACCCTGTCCACAACCTTGTAGAGTTCTATGCTGGTCAGATCTACCCCGGCGTTCTCACCGAAGACGGTTCTGACTTTCCTGGAGGCGTGCAGTCGGCTATCCCATTCTCAAAAAAAACTTCTAGCGCATTAAAAGCTGCTATAGCACAAATATGGAAGTGGTCGAATTGGCAAGCAAAGAAGAGTGTGGAAGTCAGATATGGAGCCGCTCTAGGGGATGTGTTTGTTGAGGTAGTAGATGATGTGGAAGGCGGGAAAGTGTACTTAGATGTCCAGTGGCCTGGCTTCATCTGTGATCTCGAATTGGATCACATGGGGAATGTAAAGGCGTATGTGATGGAATATCGGGTGGAAGAAAGGGAAATACAGGACAATGGGCTCTATCAGACGGTTGACACGTACATGTATCGCAAGAGCGTTGATCAAGAGTCTATCAAGATCTATCGTGATAACCAGCTTGTGAGCTCAACGCCTAACTTCTATGGCTTTGCACCTGCTGTTTGGATCAAACACTCGGATTGTGGGACTGATCATGGATCACCTGCCATAACAGGAAGTATGGAGCAGGTAGACGAGCTGAATAATACGCTCTCCCAAGTCAACGATCAGATCAAGAGAGCCGTGCAAAACCCGCGTTTACTCTCGACAAAAAGTCCTAATATGATAGTGCGGTATTTTGACAATAACAAGCGTGCTGCGAGCACCGAAATACCACGCCCAAACTCCGATCAAGAAGAAGCCCTCATCATGACAGCGCCAGATGACACAAAAGTACAGTCCCTGCTCGGAGATCTCAACATAGCGGATGCCAGTAGAGAGATAGACAGATTGGAAGCTATCATAGAGAAAGCTCATCCCGAGCTGAGCTTTTACCACATGCTCCGAGAGATGACACAGCTCACCGGACCTGCTGCAGATAGGATCGTAGGCGATGTGAAGGCAAAGGTCTATGAGGCCATGAGTAGCTACGACAATGCGAACATTTCGCTGTTTGGGATGGCTGCCGCCGTAGCTGGCATGAGAGAGGATGAAGGTGCAGGCGGTTGGGCGCAACGGACACCACAGCAACAGAAGTTTGCTTCGTTCAATCTCGACTCTTATAAGGCTGGCAATCTTGACATGGCTATCATGCCTAGACCTCTACTAACACCTACCAGAACAGAGCAAGCGCAAGAGAAACAAACCATATGGCAAGCTGTAAAAGTTGCAACTGATGCAGGTGTACCGCTCGAAACAGCGCTAGAGGATGTGGCAGGCCTCACGCCTGAGCAGATACAAAAGCTCATGCAGGCCAAAGATAAAGAGGATGCAGCCAAGCAAGCCAAGTTTGAGCAACAACAAGCGGCTATGGCTCAGAATGCTAATCAGAATCAGGGTAACCAACCTCCACAGCAACAGGATAAGCAACAGCAGGATGGTAAAGTGGCTGTAGGACAGAAAGGGTAACCTATGGACGAGGGAAAGGTTTACATAGCCACAATAGAGGGTGGAAGCTTTGGTTTACGCGACTTTCCCGACGGAAGACCTGGGGTATGGTTTGGCGTAAAATACGGCAACTTTGGCGCATTGATAACAATCACGGGTGACTATGTAGAGGATTTTATGGTTAAAAATCATGTTAATGACATCAAAGACCTAGATGGTTCAAAATGCATTATAGTTGATGAAGGTGGGTTTGTACGCTTCATCAGTCTATATGATTCGAAGATAGGTCTGCTTGACCCATAGGAGAGAACATGAAAGTCAACGGTATTCAATGCAATCTATTTGGAGCATAGCAGAGCCGTCTGCCTCTAATCCAAGCGAGTGGGAATATAACAAGTTTGGCAAGGTTATCTTAAGCAAGGAGCTGAAAGACTTTGTAAAATGGGCTAATGGGCTTGAGAGGCAGGAAGCGCGCGAAAAACGCGCTAAACGTCGATGCAAGATTGAACGCAAGCAGAAACGAGCAGCTTTCAGGAGAAAGAAGAGAGGACTAGCATGAAAGAAGCAATAGAAATTATAGACTACGAAGCTAAGCTTAATCATTTCAAGCAAGATATCAAGCTAGCCATGCTTACCAGAAGAGAGAAGCATAGCAGTGAGATGGACACAGCTCTCAAGCAGGTAGGGAAGGCTACTCTTGAGGATGGTGAGATCAAACCCTATTCTCAGGCATACTATGAGGCCAAGGGGAAAGTATCGATAATAGATGAACTGCTTGAGAAAATGGCAAAGGAGGATGTATGAGAGGGCTAAAGTTTCGGGCCTGGGACAAGAATCAGAAGAAGATGCTCGACAGAGTGCTGGCTGGCCCTGGTGATCCGTGTAGCGTCGTTTGGCTTGAAGAACGAGGTGAATGGGTACATTTTGATGAGTTCTGTGGAACCATCATGCAGTATACGGGCATGAAAGACTCAAAAAGCAATGAAGTCTTTGAAGGCGATATCATCAAGACTGGACAGTCAAAAGCGGGATTTGAAGAGCCTTTCATCGGGCGTGTTTATTGGTTTGAAGGTGAGTACCAATGGTGGATTACTGATGATACAAAAGATCCTATATATGGCATTGACTACGATTTGACGTTTCTCAATTGTTACCAGGATTTTGAAGTCATCGGCAATATTTATCAAAATTCTGAATTATTAGTTAAGAAAGGGTTAAGCTGATGCATTATATTTCAAGAGAACGCCGTATCTGGTGGCACTGGCAAAATTTGAAGAAAGAGGATCGTTCAAGAGGCTGGCTCAACGGTCGGGCGTGGCTACATGTTGAAAATGCTGTACTTGGCTGTCAATTGGTTATGCCTACGAACAAGTTTGGCATGAGCTTCAACATAGGTGATGGTGAACACCAGCTATCAGGTAGTATAGGATGCGGGTTATTTGCCTTCTATTGGCATGTAGAAGGCGTTCGATGGCTACATAAGCACATAAACAAGACACGTGAGATTAGCCTTCGGTTCTTTGACGGTGCAATATGGTGGTATTTCTGGCATGACCCAGATGAGTGGAGAAGTACGGACTCGAAGTGGAGACGTGGCAATTTCCGCCCTATTGATTTTCTTCTTGGCAGAGACAGGCATAGCTCCACTGAGAAGATAGTAGAGCAGAGAGAGATTAGTTTTCCAGAAGGTGCATACACGGCTAAGGTGAAGCTCTTTACATCCACTTGGAAACGCCCTAGATGGCCTTGGCCCAGGATTATAGAGCGTGCTGAAGTCGATGTAAAAGACGGCGTTCCAATACCTGGAAAAGGGGAATCATCCTGGGATATAGATGACGATGCAGTCTATTCTCTTATTACGCCTGCTGCTTCAGTAGACGAGGCTATAGAGAAATTTGTGAAAAGTATCAATAACACACGCCTGAGATATGGTGGTGAGAATTGGATACCTGAGAAAGCGAGCAGAGCATGAGCGGCGGACACTGGAATTACCTCTCGTATAAGATTGAAGAGCGCATAGGTGCGCCACAAGACGATGTGTGGAAGCTCTTAGCTGCCATTGAGCACGCGCTAGATTGGGGCATCTGTGGCGATACCTGCTATGACTGTGCAAAAATACGCACAATTAATGCATTAGAAGACTATTTTGATACAGAGGCGACTTCAGTTGATAATGCATTGCGCCTTTTGCGTAGCTATGAGCCTGAGTGCGATAGATGCAAAGAGCGTGAGAAGGAAAGAAAGAAGGAGAGAGTGAAGATGGCATACGCCATTACATTCTAAATTATATATGTGAGCATTGTAGGCATTGTAAATGGGAAGATGAGTATGAGGTAAATGTATGACCAGTTTTCGCCCCCTGTATAGCTGGTCTAGATGCTCAAGGTACACCTTGATGACGGCTTTTGCCTTGAGGGAGCCACCCATAGATATTATATCTGAAATGAGGTAAAATGCAAATGATCATTAATATGGTAACTGATACAGCTATTAAGCTATTTGTGTGCGGTTTAGTTTGGCACTGGTTTGCAGACTGGATTCTTCAAAATCATTGGCAAGCTCAAAATAAATCATCGTTATTGCATCCAGCATCATGGATACACAGCGGTATTCACCTGTTAGGACTCTTGTTCATATTCCCGTGGTGGATAGCTATACTCATCGCACTCTCACACCTGCTCATCGACACACGGGTTCCTCTGCAGTTCTGGAGAAAGTTCTATAGACAGACAACCGAGGGTGATATAGCCTTGCATGTCATGCTCTGGAGTGACCAAGTAGCGCATATCACGGTTTTGGCCATAGCTGCATTGATTGTAGGAGGGCTAAAGTGATGGGAGTGGCAAGCAACACAAGAGAACTGCTCTCAGAGGATGCATTCAACTCTCTGCCTCAGGGTTTCAGGAGCTGGGTAGTAGATAGGCTGGAATGGAAGCGTGAGGAGATATCTCACATCACAGTAAATCCTCCTACAGGCAACTACACAGATGTCTCCGTGTTCTTAGAGCGAGATACACATGAACGCTGGTGTGCTCGCTTCAGAAAACTAAACAACGGTGATTGGAAGTTTGAGGAGGACTATAATGTAACACCCTTCCCAGGCAGAGATGAGGTAAATGCATGACATGCATAGTTGGAATAGCAGATCAAGAGTCAGGCAAGGTATGGATGGGAGCAGACAGTCTAGGGACTACTGAGAACGGCTGTGCTTCCATCATCAACTCATACAAGAAGATATTTCGCATAGGTGACTTACTCATTGGCTGTGCAGGCTCTCCTACACCAGGTCAACGTATGCGATACATGCTCAAAGTGCCTGAGTATGAGCATATATTTGAAGATGAGCAAGAGAATATATCATGCTACATCGTCTCAAAGCTTGTGGATGCTATCAAAGAATGTATTGATGCTGCAAAGCTCAAAGACGATGACAAAGGATATTTTCTTGTTGGCTTTAAAGGCAGGCTCTTTGGCATCTATCCAGATGATTACCAGGTGGATGAGGACTCATGTGGGTACAATGCCATAGGTTCTAGCGCTCATGTCGCTCTAGGCTCTCTCTGGACATCTGCTGGCATGGGAATTGCGACTGAAGATAGAGTGAGATTAGCACTAAGAGCCTCTGCTGAGCTCAATGTGTATGTGAGACCTCCGTTTCAAATAGAGTCAATTTAATCGTCCTAACAACCTATTGACAAAACATAGAAAGGTAATGTACTATGGGAGATAACAACACATCAAATTCCGATCCAAAGGAGCAGGACTCTAAAGGAGAGGACCCCAAGGGCCAGGAGCCCACCTCAGGCGGCCAGGAGCCAAGTGAGCCACAGAACAAATCACCCTTATCGCGCGAAGCACTCGAATCAATCGTTGTAGACTTGCGCAAAGAGAACGCTGAAAGCCGTGTCAAGCTGAAAAAGTTTGAGGACGAGCAAAAGCAGTTAGAGCAAGAGCGCAAGAAAGAAGCTGAAGCAAAAGAGGCAGAAAAGCAGCAACAGCTCAAAGAGCAAGGCAAATGGCAGGAAATAGCTGAGCAGAAAGACTCACGAGTTCAAGAGCTTGAGCCAGTCAAGGAACGCTTTACCAATCTCGAAACGCTTATTGCTGAGCAGATTGAAAGCCAGATCAAGGATTGGCCTGCCGACGCGAAACTCTTCGATCCAGGCAAAGACGCACCAATTGAGCAGCGTCTTGAATGGATGAACAAAGCACGTAAGCTCGCTGAGAAGCTTCAGCAAAAGTCAGCACAACCTGGCAACAGCCCGAATCCCAAACCAGCGCCTGGTATACCGCAAACAACGGTAGAGACAACAATGGACAAAATACGCCCTACAGGCGCTTATGGCAAATTCTAACTAGAACAAAATAACAATTCCCTTTTTGACCACTCTTTACAAGTGGGGAAAGGCAATATCATGTCAGTTGTTGCCAAATCCGGCACACCTTCTATCACTACGGCTGCTCCGCCAACGAATTGCAGTCTCTCTGGAATTATTGCAGGAGAAGCAATAGCAGCAGGAGACGCGGTATACCTCAAGACATCAGACGGAAAAGCATACAAATCAAGCGGCGCTCTCACAGGTCTTACACCTCCTGATGAGCCTGCTCTCACAACTGCTACCTCAGGTGGAACTGTTGCAGCAGGCCTGCATAGTGTCAAAATCACCTATGTCAATGCAACTGGTGAGACTCTACCATCTGAAGCAGCTTACATCGCTACCACGGGCTCTACATCCACGATTACCGTTGCCTCACCAGCGGCTGCTGGCTCAGGTGGTGCGGCGGCTACGAAGTACCGTGTTTACATGGCACCTCCCAACGGCGGACCTTGGAAGCTTCAGAACGGAGCAGGTACCAACATTGCGTCAAACTTCACACTCACAGCACCGGCAGTAACAAACACTGCTGAGCCTCCTACTGCAGACACCTCAGGTAGTGCTGCTGCTTCTATAGTCGACGGTTTTGCGCCTGAGGCTGCTGCAAGTGGTGACGCGATGTCCTTGTACTGGAATGTTCGATTTGCCTATGGTGCTTCTCTCAGCCCAGGGAGCTTTGTCTACTTGGATGACAGCACAGCAGGCGCTATCAACGATTCCAAGACTGCACTTGGTACCGTTCCTATCGGTAGAGTTGTAGATAGTACACGTATCGATGTTTTTCGAAGCTATTAGGCTCTAAGCCAGAAAGGAGCCTACAATGGCTTACGGGACATTACAGGTACTCGATACCATTGGTAGCAGAAAAGCTGCTGCAAACGATTACCTGAACCAATACGACGAAAACGAGCTCTATCAGCAAGTTCAGATGTTCTTGGATGCCCATAATAAGCTGATGGACATGATTACCAGTGATCTTGTTGTAAAGACTACCGATCGTCTTACCACGTGGGGTGGAAACGCAACGGTTGACATGATCGACGGCGACCAATTCAGCAGACCCGATGTTCAGAAGATGCAAGTCAGTCCTACCTCTCTAGGCTTTCCTCTGTATCTAAAACAGGTTGCCTGGGGTGTAACGCGGCTCTTCATGATGAACAAGACCGTGAAGGACTTGGACGAGATTCTAGTGGCCATCAGAGACGCTGACATTCGAGACATCAGTAAAGCAATTCGCGGCGCTCTGTTCAATCCTACAAACAACACATCCTATGTGGACAAACGGACTGATGGTGCGACTCTTCCACTACGCAGGCTCTTGAATGCCGATAGCACCACGCTTCCACCGGACCCATACGGAAATACGTTCAACGGTGCTTCTCATACACATTTCCTTGGCACATCAAGCTATGCAGCGACTGACTTGACCACGGGTATCAGCACTGTGTTGGAGCACTACCTCTCTGGTGAGATGCGCATCTATATTGCAAAGAACTTGGAGACAGCTACACGTGCTTTCTCTGGCTTTTATCCATACTATGATGCTCGTTTGCGCTTGGCTGCTGATACTACCGTTGCAGCCCAGAAGTCGCTCGACATGGAAAACAACCAAGATAGAGCTATTGGCATCTTCGACTCAGCGGAAGTTTTTGTAAAACCATGGCTGCCAAGTAACTATGTCTTCTTCTTTAATGCAAGCGCTCCTAAACCTTTGAGAATGCGCGTAAGAGACGACATGCAAGGAAGCTTGCACATTGCTGCAGACTTGGAAATCTACCCATTGCGTGCACAGTTCATTGAACGTGAATACGGGCTTAGCGTTCTAGAACGTACAAATGGCGCATGTCTTGACACTGCTCACAGTAGCTATAATGCACCACCTGCTTGGACTTTCTAGGCTGATAGAGGAGGAATAGACATGGCAGAGAAGAAAGAGTCACTTGTAACAAATACGTCACTCATCTCAGGAAAGAGCCCGGAAATTGTTGCTCTTCCTGAGAATGCAGAAGTGCTACCTATTCAAGCCACTGACAAGACAGTCAAAGGCGGAAGATACGTGGTCAATGATCAGCTTGTGGACTGCGACGGAAAGCCTATTAAGGAATAGAACATGCTGAGAACGGAAGCAAGTAGTTACCTGGTCGAGGAATACCGTGAATTGGCTGACGAGGTAGGTTTTACTACAGATCAGACAACTAGCGCGTATTCAGTAGCTATGGACATGGCGCTCAGGCAGATGGGCTATGAAGAGACAGCTCTCTCCTCTGCTGATGTGCCACAGGCGGACGTTCTCAAATACCTTGCTCTATTGAACTACTACGCTCTCAATCGCTTCTTGAAGGTTCTGGCTAAAGAGCGTGATACAGCGGCTGGCAGTGGCGCAATTAACATCAAAGACTCTCAGATGTTCGATCAGGTGTCTAAGTTGCTGGGGATAGCTGCTCAAGAGGTAGCTGGATTTGGCATCGATATAGGTGGTATTGGAGCATACAAAATGGGCAGAATCAATCTCGACTTCCTAGAGCCAAGTACAGGGCTCACAGAGTTCAGTTACGGGCTATGAGGTGAGACATGCCTATCACCGACGCTAAGCTGCAAAAGCTGGGAGCCAAGGTTATCAAGATCGCTGGTAAGGACGATGTGGAGATCCTTCACAAGGTCAAAATTCGCAATGAGAGCGGGGGCTATGCCTATACCTACCAGGTGAGAGCTACGGTGAAAGGCTTTGCAGTCCCTACCTCAGGTGGTACGACCGTTCCATCTCAGAACATCATTGGTCAGCAGATTATCTCTGAAGCCGACGCGATTATCACAACACCATACGGGACTGAGATAAGCGAAAACGAGCGAATACGCATAAACGGCACGGTGTACAGGACAGTCAAGAGGTTCCAGGGCTCGTTTGAGGTTGTGAGCAGGTATGCAGCAGTGTACACCACTTTGGATCAATCATGAGTGACGCTATCGAAGTACAAGGCTTGGATGCTGCATTAAAAGCCATAGACAAGCAAATAGCCGACTTTGAGAAGAATGCAGATGGGATATTCCGAAAAGCTGGTGAGCTTTGGAAGAAAAAGGCCAGGGCCAGAGCACGGGTGAAGAGTGGACGAATGAAGGCAAGTATTCAGTATATCCATGATCACCTGGGAGGCCTAGCGATTGTCCCGGTGCCACACAGTGTCTGGATTGAATTTGGTACACGTCGTGCACGAGCTTTCCCATTTGCTCTACCAGCCTATGAGATAGCAAAACGCTTCTTGTGGGATGAGTTGAGGAAATTATGAGCATAGCAAGTCAAACGTCACTGCTTGAGGTTCAGAAGGCCATCTATGCCAGGCTCACAGATGACCCGGACCTGATGGAAATCATCACAGGCGTGTTTGACTTCGGAGCTCTGGACATTACTGAAGACATGCCGGACTTTCCATACATCACCATAGGCAATGCTCAGGAATTCTCGAAAGATGGCTTTAGCACACCTGGATACGAGACGACACAACAGCTTGACATATGGACAAACTATGGGGGTTTTGAGCAGTGTTACATCATATTCAACATTATGCAAAGGCTGCTTAATAATCAACCTCTTGACCTTGAAACGCTTCGACATGTGTATACCAACTATACACGTTCTGAACCTTTGTTTGATCCCGATGATAAAACGATTAGACGCTTAAACGCTCAGTACGATACCTTTGCACAGGAGATTTAGCCATGGCAACAGCAGCGAATCCAGTCGTGATTATGGTAGCTTCAGACACACTTCACGACATCATGAGCTTTGAAGAGAGCTTGAAGCGCAACCTGGAAGATACGACCTCGTTTTCGCAGACCACACCAGGAACAACCGAGTCTATACCCACCACCTACGAAGGCGACTACAAGTTTAGCGGCTCCCTAAACGCAAGCGACAATGCGCAAATTGCCTTGCGGAATGCCTTATTGAACGCCACTCTTGTTAATATCACGCTTACTGCACAGGGAGAAGATCATACATTTAGTGCATGGGTCAACGAATTTAACTCAAAAGGTGAAACAAAAGGCAAGATAGATGTGGACATTGCTATCAAGCTAAACGGAGCCCTAACTATATCATAAGAGGGGTAAAACATGGCTACTCCTGCATTTAATACAAAGATCTATAAAACATCCGGTTCTGCTATTTCTTTCACGGATGAGGCTACAACAGCCTCTGCTGATAGGAAACAGTACACCATCTCGACTAGCTCTAAGCGATATCTCGACATAGACACTGCTGTGGTAGTCCAGGCCGAACATGATGAAGTCCAAACGGTCACTATCACGGGAGGCCCATCGGGTGGCACATTCACGCTTACCTTTGGAGCAAATACCACAGGCAATATTGCTTACAATGCCTCTGCTTCAGCAGTCCAGACAGCACTGAGGGCTCTTGCCAGTATTGGCAGTGGCAACGTTAACGTCTCGGGTGCGAATGGAGGGCCGTACACAGTCGAGTTTGTGGGCTCGCTGGCCAATGCTTCACAATCACTGCTCACAAAGGATGCAAGTGGTCTTACAGGCGGTACAAGCCCGAATGTGGCTATTGCGAGAGTGCAAGCAGGCTCTAGCTGGGCTACTGTATCCTCTGCTCTCTACACGCTTATCTATCCGGGTGGCATGATCATTTTTGCCTCTGCGCAGGCACAAGGAACAACCGTCAGGCTTCACAGCGGCAAATACTACACCTATTCCACGATCGGGGGCGGGCATGCCTATGAGAGCAACAATAAGCTGAACTTGGAAGACACCACAGAATGGAACACTGATGGGTCGTCGAGCTTTACTCCCACTGTCCGTGAAGGTGACCTCAAGCTCTCTCATTGGTATATCAATGCTGCACATCAGCAAGCTCTTATAGCAGGCCAAAGGCTCATTATGAGCGCCGCTATCGCTATTGGCCGATTTGAGGGATATTGCTACTATAACGAAGCAACCCTTAAAGGTGAAACAAAAGGCGTCCTTGACCAGGATATAGCATTTAAGTTCACTCAGCAGTATTACATTTATTAGAAAGGCTTTTTATGCCAAAGTTTACGCGTGAGCAGATACGCGAAAAGATGCTAAACCGTAAAAAGCGGATGGCAAAGCTTGAAATCGAACTTCCTGGGCTAGAGGAGTTGAATGGAGAGCTAGCGCTTCAAGCCCTCTCGCCTGGCGACTATGAAGACGCGGACGAGCTGAGCAAGGATCAAGATGGCAACTCAAATGTCTTTGTCGAAGGTGGTGTGCTTATTGCGCGTTCAGTCGTCGTGTATGCCACGAAAGAGCGCATATTCGAGGATACGGATGCAGAGTGGATGAAGCAAGAGTGGGATACCGATGTATACGCGCCACTTGTTTTTGCAGTAAAGGAATTCTCGAATATATCGGACACGATGTATGAGAATGCCAAAAAAAACTTCTTGAAGAGCCAAAAACAAGATTCAGTTACTTCCTCAGAGAGCGAATTGGAGGTACCTGGACAAGGAAAGAAATGATGCACAGGATGGACAGTGAGGAATTTTATGGGTGGATGGCGTACTACGATATCCTAGCAGACGAAAAAGCAGCACGAGAAGAAGAACTTGCAATAAAGCAAGCCGAGTTAGAAGCAAAAATGAACCAAGGATGATAAATGGGTAGTAACACCACATCACAAGGAATAACAATTAGCTTTAAGGGGGACCTTGCTGCCTTAAAAAGCGCGGCCTCTCAGGCTAAAACTGTCATCCTTGGTGTGGGAGAGGCTGCAAAACCTGCGGGATCAAGCATCTCGTCCTCATTCAAAGCGGCTGCCAATAGTATCCAGAACTTCTCCTCAAAAGCCCTCATAGCTGGCGAGAATACCTCAAAACTGGCCAGCCTGCAAGCTAAAGCAGGCGAGGCTGCTGCTCGTCTCCAACTAGCTCAGGCGAATGCAGCTAAGGCTCTGAAGCAAGCTACGGACATGGAGAATAGCGGCAAAGCCAGTGCTGAGCAGTTAGCCGTAGCGCAAGGTAAAGCCGCCGTAGCAGCTCAACAAGTCCAGGTAAAGGAAGCAGCTCTTGGCAGTGCCATGCAGAAGGTCACAAACGAAGAGAAATCGATGGCCTCTGCCACGCAACAAGACACGCGAGAGACGGCCTCATTTGCAGAGGGGCTCAATGTCGTTAAGGGTGCCTTGGGAAATATTGGCTCAGGGCTCAAGAATGCCGTGTCCGGCCTGGGTGAATTTGGCTCAAAAGCGCAAGGTGCACTTGGCAGTATTGCCTCAGGTGTCAAAGGTGCAATCTCTGGTATGATGGAACTTGGGTCTAAAGCTCTTACATCCGGCGGTGAAGTCGTTAGTGGTATAGAAAAAGCTGTTACCTCAATTACGCATTTCAAGTCTGAATCGTCCAATATGCACGTCTCTTTTGTTTCAGGCGTAAAAAACATGATAAGCAGCCTGCTTGATTTTACCTCCAAAATCGGCATGGCTATCTATGGTATCCAGAACATTATCAGCACATCCGAAGGACTAGCCAAGGCCCTGCTCAGTCCAGCGGCTTCTGCCGAGCAAACACAGATAGCCTTCTCAGGTCTGCTTGGTAGTGCTGAGAAGGCTACTTCATTCCTTAAAGATCTCCGTAATTTCGCTGCAACAACACCATTCGAATTTCCTGAATTGGCGCATGACGCGCAAATGATGCTCTCATTCGGTTTCCAGACACGTGATGTCATACCGATGATGACACGCCTGGGAGACGCTATCTCAGCGATGGGAGGCAGCTCAGCAGAGATTGAACGTGCCACATTGGCCATCGGGCAAATGCACGCGAAAACCAAGGTCTCTGCAGAAGAAATGAATCAGTTGACCGAGCTTGGTATACCAGCTTGGGACATGCTAGCAAAAGCCATGGGCAAGACCACAGCTCAGGTGATGGATCTCTCATCAAAAGGCCTTATCCCAGCCGACCAGGGCATAGACGCTCTCTTGAAGGGCATGGAGCGGTTCAAAGGCGGGATGGATGCACAGTCCAAGAGCTTCATGGGACTGCTGTCCAACCTAAAGGACGGCATGAACATGGCCCTGATAGCCTTCGGTGGGCCTATTTTGGACACTGCTAAAAAGGGCTTGGGTGACCTGGTCAATCTTGTATCCTCACCAGCTTTTGAAAAGTTCGCGGGGGACGTTGGGAAGCGTATTGCTACTATCATTGGAGATATCGGTAAAGCAGCACTAAAAGTAAAAGATTCATTTGATACATTCAAGGCTTCTATTGACAAAGTATCTGCAACTACCTTTGCAAAAGGTATTAGCTATTTAGTTAGTCAATTCGGGAATTTGTTTAGTGTAATCACCGGCAAAATAAAAAGCGCATTTTCTGAGCTGAAAGACGCATTTTTTTCAAATACTACCCTTGCCGGACTTGCCTCTAGTGCTCTCGAAAAGCTAGGCAATTTCTTCCACAGCGCTGGAGACAAGGTCAAAGAATTTGCAAAAGGGCTCAAAAACTTTAATTTTAATAGTCTCTTTGATCCAACTGAGCTCGAATACCTCATTTCAGATATCAAAATCCTGGGACAGCGACTTGGAACGGTTTTTGAGCTCATCAAAATTACAGGTATTAAGATATTCGACAAAATAAAAGACTCAATGAAAGGCGTTACCAAGGAAGCCCAGAACATATATGATCGATTCTTCAATTTAGGCAAAATAGGCGAAAAAATACAGAAGCTTGGCGGCGTGTTTGGCATTCTCAACCTAGCGGTACTGTGGGCTAGCAATCAGGTCTACAAGATGGGCACCTTCTTGCAAAGCCCTGCCTTCCAGAAGTTCGCTGACGAAGTCGGCACAAAAATATCAAATGTATTTAATGTTATAGGAGACATAATAAATAATCGTGTAAAACCTGCATTTAACGATGTTAAAAAAGTATTAGAGAGCCCAACGTTTGAAACATTTAAAAACACAATGGGAAGTCTTTTTGATGCTGCAGGTGGGCTTGCAGGTGCTGTGTTTAATCTGTGGTCGAATCTTTCACCAGTCGGTGCGCTTTTCCGTGGCAACACAGATGTAGGGCAAAAATTTTCCGATATGCTGAGCAATACCAGCAACATTATCAATCAATATGTGATACCAGCAATAAATGGATTAAAGGATTGGATCAATGATATGGGGCCAATCCTTCAGCCGATAGGGAAAAAACTTCTCGACATGTTCAATGATTTCTGGAATTGGCTGAAGGCAAACGGACCAACAGTTATGTCGATAGCCGGAACCATTTTTACAGGGATAGGAGATACAATAAAAGCAATAGCGCCAATTGTTGAAAAAGATTTATTGCCAGCTATTGACAATCTCGGGAAGACGCTCGGGCCCATGATTTCTGATTTTGCGAAATGGGAAGACAAAACCGGAGGCGTCAAGCAAGGCATGGACTTAATTAGAGATATTACCGGAATTGTCATTTTAGCAGTTTCTGGGCTTATTGATATCGTAAATGGCATAATTACCATATTTAAATGGTATATGGATACATGTAACGAAGTGGGAAGGGCGCTAGGTTATGTTGCAAAATCGATAATGGATGCATTTGGAGGAATAGGCCAATGGATACAAGATAGATTCAACGAATTTATCAACAACATAAAAAACTCATATCCTGGCATTTACGATAATTTCATAAAACCATTTTCTGATGCATGGAATACTGTTTCAGGCATATTCGCAAAAGTCCAGCAAGGCATACGTAATCTAACAGGACAAGGTGGGCAAGTAAAGCAGGCTGCTACTGGTGGAAGTGCTATAGGCGGGTTTGCTGGTGGTGTAGAGAACTTCAAAGGCGGTCTTGCAGTGGTCGGTGAGAAAGGCCCTGAGCTCACAAGATTGCCACGTGGTAGCGACGTTTACACAGCCTCAGAGACCCGCGCAATGCTGAGAGGCATGAAGAATTACTCACCTGCCTCAAACAACTACACAAAGCTCTCGACTGCCTCAGGTGGTGGAAGTACACCAGTGGTAGTCCACAACCATATCACGGTTACCGTGCCACCTCTCCAGATTGACGGCAGAGACCTCACAGATCGCATAGGACCACACGTTGGCGAGTACGTAGCCTACGCGATGACACGCAAGGGGAGGTTGTAGTATGGGGAATCTTATAGTAGAAATCGAGAATGAAAGCTACCTTGTCCAAGAAGGCTCGTTTCAGAGCACTGGCCAGATTGCAGAGGCTTCCAAATGCCAATTTATCATTCGAGACGATTATGGGGCATTTCGGTTCAACAAATGGGAAGAGGTAGTAGTAACAGATGATGTAGAAGGTGTGAAATTCACAGGATTTGTTAACTTCTCGAAAGAACGCAAGGTAGCAGCTCAGCAACTTATCTGGCATACCATAGACTGCATTGATAACCATGCGATATTCGATAAAAAGACGACAAACAAGCTTTACTCGAATGTATACGGAGGTATTGCAGTTGCCGACATGGCACGGGCTTTGCAATACGAGATTATAGCCAAGCATGCCATACGCAACGACTCAACTCAAGCAGACTTTGCGGCTGGCAACCTAAGCAACACGATAGCGACCACGAATGTGGATGATGGCTGCTTAGAGTTAAGTCCAGCAGGCTCAAAAGTCACCATCACAGAATCCACAACCTCAAACTTTTCGACCGGCACACTTTCCTCTGTTACAGCAGCCAACAATACTCTCAGACCAGACTCTGAAGCTGCCATTAAGATGCAATGCACGCAAACAGGTGTAGCACAGGACAACACCTATACCTATGTCAAAATATTCCAACCTGCTAGTACCTTCACCGTTAATGGAACATGTTACCTCTTCTATAAAATCTTTATCACGAGCGATTCTCCTGAAGCAAAATTTGGTGTGGACATTACTTTTACTGATAATACATCTTTACGCGACAATTTTACTACAGGAGAAGTATCACAAAATAATTTGTCGCCACACCCTGGCACCGATCTCGCTGGATACGCCGATGGCCGATGGTATGGGCGTACGTTCGATCTCACTAGCTTCTCAGGCAAGAATATTGCGTACATCAGTATAGCCTGTGAAGGTGACAAGCCTGGAACCTATACTGCCTATTTTAAGAGTATTCAATACTTAAACAGCGATTTCTCGAACAATCAATACTTTTTCCAGAATTCACTGAATGTAAATCCCGTGCAGCAGCTCAAAAACCAGGGATACAGTCAAACAAGTGTATCTGTTGTTACAACCTATGAGTACACAGAAAATCCAGACACGACGACTTTCAATTTTCGCGATAGTCCATCTTACGATATCAGCAACGTAGGTATACTTAAAAGCTCCTTCATCTCATGGAAAGCAGATGAGCCGGATAATACACGCTTCTTTGTGAAATACTCCATCGATGGGGGCAATTCATTTATCCTCTGCGAGAATAATGCGCCTCTTCCCGCTCTCCCAGCAGGCTCAAAATTAACAGGCACTTCTATCATCCTAGCTGAAGAATTCAGCCAAAAGACAGGCTCAAACCCTGAAGAAACGCCTGTTCTACATTCTATGAAGCTTGTTTTTAATGCATCTTACGCAGCAAGTAAAACAGACGTAAACTATGCTTCAACATCAAGTGCGGTTTGGCAAAATACAGGCACATTCAGCAATACGCAAGTATCAGGACTGTTTTTGCAGTTAGTAGGCTCAACTCGCTATTTTGATGAAAATTCTACAAATAACGAAATGTCAAATATCACTCTGTTTGGAGGCAAGGCAACAGGGCCGAATAACGCGAATACGTGCTTTCAGTACATCAACAAGAAACAATTTAGTTTACAAGTTCATCAGTCCACAGAAGCTCGTAGCAGGATGGACTTTGCTGGCCAATTTGCAGACGGTACGCTCGAATTTGATATCTATATCGACAATTCAAATATGAAAGACGGTTGTGTGTACCGTACGTCCAATTGGTCAAATTATGATGCAAATTATGCATATGCTGTAGAGATATTTGGCACAACAATTGCGCTTCAGAAAGGTTCAAATAGCTCAGCCTCATCCGACGGCACGCGTACTCAAGTAGCAATTGCTACTGTCAATCTGACTTCACAAGCTATCCACCGCATTAAGGTTGTCTTCTCAGGCTCATCACATCAGATATTCTTAGACGATGTGCGTGTCATTAATGCAACTGACTCAACTTATACAGGTGCTGGTTACGTTGGCTTTAGAGTTTCGAATACTGATGCTTCAAATGGCTATATCTCCTTCTTTGACAACTTTGGCATTATGAAAACCCTTACAGGCACTTGGACATCGAACAACATTAGCCTCACAACGGCTGCAAACTATGGTGACAGCGCGGTCTACTGGGAGGATTACTCGATAGATTCGCAGTCTACAAGCTTGTTGGTAGAGGCCAGCATCAATGGCGGCTCGTCCTATTCCACCTGTGCCAACGGAGCGCCTATACCAGGCTTGACGCTGGGACAGTCACTCTCTGGAGTCAACCTCAAATTCAGGGTTACCTTGACCACGGCGGCTGCTACCAGCATGCCGCAAATCCGCTATCTCGTGGCTCGTATACTCGGCCAGTATAGTGCTTCAGGCACTCGCATATCACCTGCTCTTGATCTCTCTCCTGCGGTTGTAGCGGGCTCGACACTAGCAGCCTATGACGCGCTCTTGCCGTCAGGGACTAGTGTCCAGCTCGCTACAAGCCTCAATGGTACTTCTTTCACTATTGTGAATAGTGGTGATCCCATTTCGGGTATCGCTGGCCAGCCCGATGCAACGCTCGACACCTTCGACACGAATACAGCAAGTGCATACACGAGCACGGCACGCACAAGCGGTACGGCTGCTGTCTATATGTGGAACACAGCGAATAGCCGGATTACTGTTAGTGGTGGAACAAATGCGCTCTTGCTTCGTACAGGCCTATCCAAGAAAGATGTTGATTTGATGCTGGACTTGGATCAAGCGGATTGCTCAGGCCTGGTCTGGAGACGAACGGATAACAGCAACTTCTATGAGCTCGATATCTTCGATGACACGTCAAACGCTGGTAGCACGAACAAGCTGAAGCTGTACAAGGTGGTGAGTAACGTCAAAACCCAGCTCGGCACTGACATCTCTATCAGCTTTACCAGAGGAGTCCCTAAGCGTGTGCGTGTCAAGATGGTAGGTTCTGCCATCGATATCTATGATGACAGTCTTGATCCCGTTCGCTCGACAACTGATAGCTCTCTCTCTGGCGCGGGATTGTGTGGACTCATTAACGTCTCTGGCTCAGCTCAGTTCTACAATTTGCGTATCCAGCCACAAGGTGACTCGCTGGCCGGCCAAAAAACTGCCTATCTGAAGCTGACTCTTAACTCAACCGACCCAACACAGACACCGCAGGTGCTTACCTCAACCCTAGCTGCTCTATCACCAAATATCGAGCTAGGCCCTCTCATCCCGACTCTGGACTGGCGACGCAAGTTCATGTCCGACAACATGGCTGATGTCTCGGATAAATCCAACAAGTACTGGCAGGTGGATAAGAATAAAGAGCTGTTCTTTGTGAACAGGCAGTCCATCCCAGCTCCCTGGATACTCCATTCCAGTGATACCAATCTGAAGCTAGCAGGCCCTCTCACAGTCGAGAATAGCGGTGATAAGTACATGAACCGCGCAATTCTCACAGGCGTTAAGGACACGAAAAGTGTTACAGAGAGCAAAGTAGGCAACAGTAAAGACACCTCGTGGGTACTTCAGTACAACGTTGACTCAGCTCCTACCATCACGCTTAATGGGCAAACTGCGACGGTAGGGCTGAAAGGCGCAACAGGCTATGACTTCTACTACGAAGTAGGTTCGAACTCTATAGCTCAGGACGACGCTGGTGACCTGCTCACAGAGATTGATGAGCTCATCTTTGCCTACACAGCTCAATTCGAGACTGAGGTAGTACGCGATAACTTGAATGCTGGGGACTTCCCAGGCACCATCTCACAAGAAGAGTTCATAGACATCAGTAGTCAGCACCCGTTCTCGTTTACTCTGCTCAATCAGGCCTCTGCTGCTCAGTCTGCCAGTGGTAGTACGAGCGATATTGATGTATCCAAGTTTGAAACCATCAACATTGACATTCCTATCACAGCTCACTCAGGGACCAATCCTACCGTGCAATTCACTCTCAAGCGTAAAGATGCGAGCGGTACCTATTTCACCTTGTGGACTTCCAGCGTGAGCACAGCAGCTACGGACACCATCTCAATCTCAGTTGGTCCAAGCTGTACCGTACCTGAGTCTCTAGGCTCAACTGTGCTGCTTTCCTGGACAATTGGCGGCACGAGTAGCCCTAGCGTGACGTTCGGATTGTCCATAAAGGGCCATCTCGATTTAGAGGCCTCTGAAATCGGTGTAGTCGAGTACGTGGAGGATGTCAGCGACCAGGGGCTAGACGTGGAAGGTGCTGAAGACTATGGAGACGCGCTCTTGCAGGAGAATGGAGTCATCGGGAGGACACTACGCTGCAAAGTCACACGAGCGGGACTAGACGTGGGGCAGTACTGGCCTGTGTTTCTCAATGAGCACCACCTGTGGGATGAAAACATGCTTATCACAGACATTCAAATGACGCAAAAGAGTATCGCTAACTCAGGCAATCCTACACAATACTATGAATACGATGTAACAGCTAATAGTGGACCGAACCTCGGTTCCTGGCAGAAGCTCTTGAAAGAGACAGTAAAGGCGTAAAGATATGGCTAGCGCACAAACACTCTATTATCTACCTACAGGCTCGATGATAACAACGACCGGTGATAGTGGACCTACTCCAATCTCTTGGTCAAACTGCAAGACACTGGCCATAGACTTTTACGCAACAGACAGGCAAGGCACCAATCCAACGGTAACGCTTACTGCCTATCGCTTAGGAGCTGATGGGACAACCTATTTCCAGATTTGGACATTAGGACCTATCGATGTCTCAGGAGCAAATAGCACGCCTGTCCCTAAGAGCGTCTCAATAGGCCCGGGTTGCTCTTATCCACTGGAGATAGGTGACTCTGGCAAGATTGGCTGGACTATAGGTGGCACATCCACGCCCGGGGCCAAGTTCAGTATTTCAATCCAGGGGAAATGAAAATAAGCACAAGGAGTAGTTATGGCATATCCAACAAGTGTTGACGCTGGTTATGTCCAGTTTGTCGAGAGTCAGTCAGCGGCTTCACTCTCGAACAGTAGCACGATTAGCACGGCTAACGTCAGCGTGGCCAGAGTAACTACATCTGGTAACGTCACTGGAATAATTTTGCAAGCTGGCACATTACAAGGGCAAGAAGTCGTAGTAACTAATGAAAGCAGCAATACGGTTACCTTCGCAGCAGTCGGCACTTCTAACGTCGCTGACGGAACTTCAGCCGTAATAGCTGCAAATAGGGCCATGTTCTTTCGATGGAATAGCGGTACTTCTAAGTGGTACCACGCTTAATGGAATAATTCTCTCATTTACGAGAAAAGGAGACGTTAAACTATGGCAGACTATACAGTCACAATGGAGTACAATAAAGGTACGGATGCGAGCCCCGATTGGACTGGTACAGCACTTTCTACCGGGGGTACGTCCGGGGCTAATGAGCTTCGTTTCTGCAAAGCTGGTGATGGAGCTGGCAATGTAGCCTCTGCCTCATGGCCCAAATTCCGACGTTTGGCCAGTACTGGAGTGGTAGACGAGCTCTGGGCATACACCACAAATACTAGTGGTATCAAGGTTGCCACCTATGACGGCACAAAAGCCGCTTCAAGAGTACTTCGAGCCTCATTCGACAATGCTGGGACACCTGTCTCTGTGATGAAGCTCTCTAGCTATGCAGATAGTAGCCTAGGAGCTGCTACACCTGGTACACAACCATCAGATCCGTCTACTGATGGAAGCGGCATAGTGAATGGGCATGCTTCAGACACTTCTAGCACGGCCTATCTCAAAGGCAATGTCTACGGTTCTGGGCTCACAGCAGGCGGCTCACAGGAGACACCTTCATCAGGCGCGGCTGGTTCTACCTTGGCTGTAACAAGCGGCACTAATGGCTCGGTTGCTCCTAGTGCAGGCGCATTTTTGAGTACATGGCAGTCATTGCAGGCGGATACGCAATATATAAGTGGTCCTGCCATACCACAGGCTACTACTGCATTTAAGTGGTATTTGGTGCTTTCTTTGTGGTCCGGGCCAAACTTGTGCTTAGGAAGCAACATAGCTCCTGTGCTCGCAATACAATACGATCGCACGTAGGAAATAAGCGTATATGTTTACATTTGGTGCATATTGGCGCGTTCTATTAACAACGGGGCGCAAAATCAACGGATATGAGAAGCGCCCCGGCCTCAAGTCGAATGAGGAGAGGCCTATAGATTGGTGCCTTGACCTCGTAAGCACAGGGGATCATCTCAACATCAAAGAATTGCATCTTGTCTACCCGGGAGTCATGCGTTATGTCAGGCTCAAGATTACAGAGCCTGGCACGGCTTTTGCTTTTATGAGGCAAATACACGGCGTAGATCTCGCTACAGGGCAGCCAATTGACAGGGTAGAGTCACATATCATAGGGCGCGTAGTGGACAAGGAAAATGGACTAGCAGAGGGCTATATCTGGGATAGAGTCAAAGGTCTCATTGGGTATGAGGATGTCAGCGTGTATTCCTTCCCAAGTTGGAGAGAGGGACTTATACCACCTGGCAAACTCAGCTTAGATCGACTAGGACTAGTGCTCTAAACACAATAAAATACGCAAGAAAGGAGGTGAGATAATGGTAACACAAGTCGGAGTTGACACGTATGTGCGCTCAAATCAGAGCGGTTGGGGTACATCGTCAGGAGGCGATACGTGGGCAGCAGGCACAAATAATGGCACTGCAACAGTCTCCATTAGCAGTAATACCGGACTTGTGACAGGGGCAAGCTCTGGCTCATCTAATATGCAGCTTCTTGGGACAAAGACAGCAAAAGACTGTGATATCCTTGTCAAGCTCAAAATGAGCGCTATAGGAGCAAGCACAGGATTTTCTCTTGTCGCTCGTTGTGATGGCAATGCTGGCACTGGTAACTGGTATCGTTTGGCGCTCGGAACAAACCTTACCATACAAAAATCAGTTACTGGCACCTTTACAACGCTCGGCACTGCTACATTTTCCGCATCAGCTAATACCTATTATTGGATGCGTTTCCGGCTTGTTGGGACATCGCTTCAAGGGAAGATATGGGCAGACGGCAATTCAGAACCTGGGACCTGGGATATCAGCATAACTGACTCAACATTTACTGCAGCAGGTCGCTATGGTGTGCGCGGATTCGCAAATAGCGGAAACACAAACACAGTCGCAAGTATCGAAGTTGACGCTATTCATTCGTCTCAGGCTTTCTCAAGCCGTTTCTATCAGATAGCAGGCGCTCCTAAGAAGTTCACAAGCCGCTTGTCTCAAATGGCAGGAACGTCTCAGAGGTTTGCCTCAAGACTGTACCAGATGATAGGAGCGAGCAAAAAGTTCAGCACACGTCTCTACCAACTCGGAGGTGCATCAAAAAAGTTTATAGGTAGGCTATTTCAAGATGCATTAACCAATAAAAAAATCACTACAAGATTTAGTCAACTCACTGGTACTACTCAAAAATATGTAGCACGGCTGTTCCAGTCTGCCCCAGCCAAACAGATTATTCAATCTCGGTTTGGGCAACTCGTAGGGACAAGCCAGAAGTTCATAGCCCGTCTTGCTCAATCTGTCCTGAGTCGGCAAATCTTATCCTCGCGATTCTCTCAACTCGCAGGCACGAGCAAATCATTCATCTCTCGATTATTCCAAGATGACAGCACAGCACAAAAATTCTCTGCTCGCTTCGGTCACGATACTGGAAATACGCCTACTCAGCAGATATTCAGTACTCTTTTCTCGCAATATGCCCGCGTATCTCAAATATTAAAGGCCCGCTTCTATCACGTTGCCTTGGCTGCTCAATACATTGCATCTCGATTTACTCAGCTTACAGGCACTGCTAAGAAGTTTAGCGCTCGACTCATTCATGCCGTTCTCTCAAAAAATGCCTTTACAGCACGTCTGTACCAAATGGCAGGTACAGCACAAAAGTATGCGACACGGCTTATGCATACAGTATTAGCAAAACAGCTCATATCTGCTCGTTTTAGTCAACTTACAAATACGTCTCAAAAATATAGTGCACGCTTCTTTCAATACATTCATTCATTTAGTGCATATAGCGCAAGACTCTATCATGTGGCTCTGCAAGCTAAGACTTATGCAGCGCGTTTCTACCAGTTCGTCTCAGCCAAGAAGCCATTCTTAGCACGCCTGTTTCAAGTAGAGAGGCCTGTTAAACGGTATCCATCGCGACTCTACCAGATGGATGGAACAGGCCAGAAATTCAAGTCTCTCTACATCCATACGGTGCTCTCGAAAAACGGCTTTAAGGTGCTCTTGAGTCAGTATGACAGAGCAGCCCAGAAGTTTAGTGCCAGGTTTGCTCAAAGTATTCTTACTCAGCAGATATTCAAGTCCCGTCTATACCAGCTCACAGGTGTCTCCCAGGTCTTCAAGAGCAGGCTTTTCCAATACATCGGCTCGTCCCAAGCCTGGAAAGCCTTTCTGTTTCACTGCCAACTAGCAGCTCAGAAGTTCTCAGCACGGTTCTCTCAGCTAGACGGAACAGCACAAAGGTTTACAGCTCGCTTTGGACAACTGAATACAGACGCGGCTATGCAAATCTTCTCTGCTCGATTTACTCAGCTTACAGGCACTGCTAAGAAGTTTAGCGCTCGACTCATTCATTCAGTCTTAGCCAAGCAGACATTCAAGAGCAGGCTCTACCAGCTAGTAGATACTTCCAAGTCCTGGACAGCTCGTCTGTTCCAATTCGTGAGCAGTGCCAAGAGCTATCCATCTCGGCTCTATCAGTCCGCTTCTACCAGCAAGAAGTATTCAGCACGTCTATTCCAGGATGAGAGAGCAAGCAAGATCTATAGCTCTCGTTTCAGGCAGATAGAAGTATCGCACAATATATTTGAGACATTGCTATTCCACATCACGTTACAGGCAAAATACTACACAGAGCGTTTCTACCATGTAGCTCTTGTACGCAAAATCTTCCCGTCTCGGCTGGGCCAGCACACAAACACGAGCAAAGCCTATCCAGAACGGCTCTACCAGCTTGATAGGAGTAGCAACCGTTTCAAAGCTAAGCTGTATCAGGATGACAGGACACAGAAGCTCTACAAGGCCTATATCAGTCATGCCCAGCACGTAAACAAAGCCTACTCAAGCAAGTTCTACCAGTACGGAGGAACAAGTAGAAATTTCTTTGCTCGATTTGGGCATACTGATACTTTCTTTGCAAAGCAACTCTACAATGCACGTATTTACCATACTGCATATGCAAATAAGCGCTATGCATGCCGCTTCAATCACGTGCTACCAGAGCCGCCAAACGTTATTGTGCTTGTCAGAAGTGGTGATGCAATAGCATATGTGAGAAGTGGCAATGCAGATGCACGGGTACGAAGTGGTGATATGTTAGTTTCAGTTAGAGAGGCAATATAAGATGTTTGAAGATATTATTGAAGATTACTCACCGATTACTGCAGGGGACACTGGTGCATTATTTAAGCCTCATTTCAGGGATAAAAATAAAGAGCCTATACCTCTGACTGGGAAGACCATTTCCATGGTTATGCAGAATCGGGACTCACCTGATAAAGTGAAGTTAACCACAGGCACATGGGATTACGATGACCGTGAAAATGGGATAGCGCATTTCAACTATGGCGATGAAGACGTGGCTACACCTGGTGTGTGGTATCTCATTATCGTTATCACGGACAATATAACCGGAAAACCTGTCCATGCCGATTCAAAACAATTACGCATACTACCTTTAATACAGCCACCACCATAGGAGAAACATGAAACACGTTGTAATCACGACAAATACACCAGATAACACTATGACTATGCAAAACTACAGCGGTACACAGCTTGTGCACTCTGACGAGGATTTTGCATGGTTCGAATGCACAGATCTCTCACAACAAGACCAAGACGCGCTATGCGGCTATGGAGTGCCGCAAACAGTAAAACTTGTAGGTATGATAGTGCTGAACAAGCCGCCAGAATAGGAGATGCAATGGCTACATTTATCGACTTCAATTCCCTAGCAATACTCAATCTGCTCGTCGCCTTGCTTTGGCTAGCTAGTGCATCTTACATAGGCGATAGACGCGACCCAATAGGCATTATCGTTCTCATCCTAGCTGCTGTAGCCGTCGTGTTCAATATCGTCTTTATTGTGCTTAAGTTTGTGCATTGAGCCTAAGCAACAGGAGGAGACATGGCACGCATCCAATGCTTTTTGCTAGAGCCAACGGGGCGCGTTCTCGTAAAGCTTCGAAGATATCGCTCTTTCAAAAACCCTAATGACTGTCCCCTTGGGAATGGCTATTATCATAATGCTTCCAATCCCATTTTTGAGGAGCTAGAAGAGAACAGCGAGGAAGGATACATCACCAACGGGACAAAGCCAATGCCACCTCACGACGACCCTCGATGGCCTATGAAGTGTCAATGCGGCTATACCTTCCAGGGGAACGATGAGTGGCAACGAGATGTAGACATGATTTATCGGAGGTCAGATACAAGGGAAGAGACGACGATTGAGAATGCTCCTGTCGGGGCCATGTGGTATGCGCCGTGGGTAGACCGTTTCCATGTTCCACAGAGTGAGCACAATCTTGTGGTCAAAACGCCGGGTGGTGACTGGCAAATTGATTCTCAAAGTTCAAATTGCACTATGCCTGAAGACAGGCGACAAGAGAAGCATCACTGTTGGATACGGCACGGTGACGCTCCAAACGTGACAGTTGACAAGCAAGGAGGTTCAACTTGCGGTGCAGGTGCAGGAAGCATTCAAGCAGGAAATTATCATGGTTTCTTGAGAAACGGATTTCTAGAGGATTAATATGCAAATCACGCAACTGTTCAACAACAATAGCTTTCCACGCGCTAATCACCCAAAATTTGTTATATTGCATGGTACTGCCGGGGGCACCTCAGCACTAGCTATAGCGCAATACTTCCAAAATGCTGGTGTGAGCGCTCACTATGTCATCGGGCAAGATGGGCAAATAGTACAGTGTAATGGCGAATCTGACGGGGCCTATGCCGATGGAGTTATTGATGGCGTGCCTACACCGGGCTTGCCTTTCCGCACTCAATCCGACGGCGTGCACAGAGATGACTGGTGGAATCCTAACGGCATTAACCCAAACAACGAAGGAATAGCTATTGAGCACTGTAAACCGTCAGCCGACAATAGCGACGCCCTCACACCTGCTCAGCAAGCTTCTAGTCTCTGGCTTGTGAATGACATTTGCAATCGGTGGAACATCCCTAAACGCTTTGCAGATGCTTCGGGCGGAATCACAGGACATTTTTCAATCGACGCTGTGAGCCGTCAGAGGTGCCCGGGCCCATACCCGTGGGATGCATTATTCGATTACTTAAATGAAAACGAGGAACAACCTATCATGATTGACTTATCCAATCCCGGAGTCTCGCAATACTTCCAAGCCACAGCCGATCCACAGATCTGGCAAGTGAAAGGCTCTAACATCTTGCTAGGCCATGGCATTCTTGACTTCTACCGATCATTTGGAGGCAGTGGACTCTGTGGGCTCAGTCACCTAGGGTTGCCTACATCTAATGAAATAAGCGCAGGAAACGGACGTGTATACCAAAGACTTGAAAGAGGTGTATTATGCTACGACGTCACTCATTCAATTGACAATCCACCCCAGTCAGGCCCAGTCTACTTGATGCATATCGACAAAGGCCTCGGCCAGGACCCGCGCATTGCTCAACTACAAGTTCAGGTCGGACAACTACAGACTCAAGTAGCCGATCAACAAACGGTGATTACCGAACTTCAGAGCCTACCATCTGTCCAAAACTTGAGTGACATCAACAAGCTCGGTCAGCAAATTGTCTCGACAGGACAGGCCATCGTCAAAGCCTCACAGGTGCAATGATACTGTCTAAATAGCGCGATAGAGGCATTTATGCCACCTGAATACAGACAAGAAATAGCAGCTATTGTTGAGATGTTGATGAAGCAAGTCATTAGCAATCAAGACGATATGAGAAAGTCGTTAGGAGAACTTGAAAGAAAGGTAGACGTAAAGGATGCGATACAAGAAGCGAGAATAAATGCAGTGCAGGAGGATATTAACAATCTGGAAAAGAAGATTGATGAAGCAATTAAGACCGTGCAAGGCGTAAAGGATGAGATCATACAGAGCCAGGAGAAGAAATACAAAAATACAATACGGGCACAATGGGCTATATTCGGCGCATTTGGCATTCCAGCCGCCGGATATATCGTTACCCTTATCTTCCAAGCAATCTTCCATCATTAGAGGTGTTTATGCCAAAAACATGGTCTATCCCATACAAACGTCTCGTCTTTGCTTATCTCAGCATGGCAGGCATTCTAGCCGCTTTTGTTCTCGTCGCACAAGGCGTCATTCAGTTCACGCTTTTTCGTGAGACATCAATTCGTGATCTTGCCTCAACCATGGCATTGCAAGAGCTGAGAACACAAGCAACATTTCGCAATTCATTGCTCTCAATCCTTCCTGAGCCATACCAGAGTCAGATGAATGCATTAAAAGTGAAACCTATTGATGCACTCAAAAAGAACTTAAGTGACATTGAAGGAACAAATCAGCTTTTAATTGGGCCTAGCACACCCAGCGACACAGCAGTCAAAATCCAGGCCTTGCAGTCTGACTTCTACAACATGGATCAAGCAGCACATCAGGTTTTGGCACTCATGAAAGCAGGAAACGCAAAAGATGCTGCCAAACAGGTTGCCATCATGTTCCCGCCTGAACAGCGCTATCTGCAAGGCACCTACAACGCGTATCAAAGTCTTACACAATCTGCAGATGACGAAGTGACTACAGCACGCATTTTAGAGGCAATGCTGTGTATAGCATCATTAGCACTACTTGTGTTAGAAATCAAATTTGTAGTTCGTCCCGCTCTCGCAGACTATACAGAGTATAAGCTGCAAAAAGCAAAAGAAGAAGAAAAGCCAACAGCAAATAAATCAGAGGAGGTATCATCATGAGAGATCCACACACTACTTTATTCGCAATTGTCACCGTGGCATTTATTGCATTAGCAGCATTTTTAGTCTACATGGCAACTACAGCTCATAATGACCAATTGTTAAGCCTGGCAACTGGCATTATCGGTGCCCTTGTTGGTATGTGGCTGCCATCTCCAATACAAGCAAAGGGAGGCAGGAATTGAGCAAGTATCGAAGAGGTTGGATCAAGGACACCCCGGACCAGAGAGACCATCTCTACTCAGCACCCATAGAACGTCTTGCCAGTTTGCCACCGAGTGTAGATTTACGTCCTGGGTGCCCACCTGTGGAGGACCAGTTAAATTTGGGCTCGTGCACAAGCTTTGCCACCGGGGCAGCCATCCGATTTGCGCGGAAGAAACAGGGACTGCCGGACTTCGTTACTTCTCACCTGTTTCTCTACTACAATTCAAGAGCAATGGAAGGCACAACCAATAGCGATTCAGGCGCTATGATAAGAGACGTCATCAAAAGCGCGAGTACTCAAGGCGACTGCCCAGAGTCTGAATGGCCTTATACCATCAGCAAATTTACGGTGAGGCCACCTCAAAAGTGCTATGTCGATGCACTGAAAGACAGGGCTTTGTCTTACCAGCGAGTAACACGTTCTCTTAGCCAGATGAAAGGTTGTCTAGCATCTGGTTTCGTCTTTGTCGCTGGTATCAGTGTCTACGAGAGCTTTGAAAGTGAAGAGGTTGCGAAGACTGGTATAGTGCCTATACCACAACACGGTGAGCAACTTTTAGGCGGACACGCAGTCACATGCGTAGGATTTAGGGATGACACGCAAAAGTGGATTTTTCGCAATAGCTGGGGATCTTCATGGGGAGATCAAGGGCATTTTTACCTTGATTACGCTTATCTCCTGAGTAGCGGGCTTTCTTCCGATTTTTGGGTTATCAAGACCATAGGGTAGCAAAAAAGGGAAGGTTTGTCGCCTTCCCTCGCTCTTTCGTTCGTTCTAGCCTTTGTTTTTTAGATTGATTTGAACGCTAGAACTCCCTCCTGCGTCTTGTATTGAGCCGTCAGCACCAATGGTAACGGGATATGGAAGGGTAATTGTATCTGGTTCGGAGTAGACAGGAACCGTTTCACTTCCACCTCCTGGAAGAGATCGAACGCAGAGCACCTCTGTTGCATTTGTTGTTCCCGTATATAAGCCGTTTGGTTCAGCTTGCGGAATAACAACAGAAGGATCAGCAGTCGAACTTCCACTATGGACTTGTTCAGGATTTGTAACCTGTGTTGTATAGGGAATTGGGAACCCGATGCTTGGGCAAACAAAAATAGGCTTGCCCATACTATAGAAAACAGTCCAGGTATTCCCACCCTTCATGCGAAAATCATAAATCTGCTGATACTCATCACGTTCCGGAGAGTAATTATATTTATGAAGCGGCTGATTCTGTGAATAGATTGTTTGCTGATCATTGACCTGATTTGACTCATCTGATGTCTGCTCAGGTGTATAATCACACGCTCCAGCCGTCAAAAGCAAAAGCAACAAGATAAGTGATGGAATAACAATAAGCGTCTTTTTCACGAACTCTCTCCTATCGTGTTGGAAACTGACTATAGAAACTCTGCAATTCAGGCATATCCTTCACAATTTGCGGATGTGAACACTGTGAAGCATTGAGCGCATTATAAATACCACGTGCGCTCTGCTGATTTTGCGCTTGCAATTGCGGCTTCATACTTGCATAGTTTGGATCGGCTATCTCCAGATTGTTGTTGGAAATAGCGTCCAAATAGCCCTCGATTTTCGCCTTCTGTGTCGTGAGATATTGCGTATTGCACGTTTGCACATATCTCTCACTATTTGCTAGTGGCACTGCAAGGTGATAATTGCTCCAAACTGCAAAACCGATAACTCCTATAACAAATACAGCAGCTAATGCCAGTGTTAACAGCCAGGCTGTACCTAGCTCAAAAACCGATTTCATGATAACCCCTTTCAGGTATACAAACGAACATCACAACATGCCGTCAAACTGCTAGGACTCTCTTGTGTGCATCTCAGCACTATGGTAGAATGTCAGTACATCCATTCAGGAGACAGCCATGCAGCAACAGCAATTCAAGAGCCCACTAACTACAGCACAATCAACTACGAATGACCCTGACGCCTTTCTCAACGATAACTTCCACGCGTCTCAATTCTACAAAAATGACACGTCCCCTCATGCTGCTCTGCAAAAGCCATGGCGTGAACCTATCCAGCCACCTGCCTATGCTCTACCTGAGCCAAGACTCAAACTACCTTCACTCTACGCTCTTGTAGGTGCTACATTTATAGTCCTTATATCTGGCTATGGCTTCATTGAGATATGCGTTCTGATGTGGCAAGCATTCTTGAAGGCTATCCACTAATACTGCCTATCTTTCGTCCATACATCTTCACTTGCTATTTCGTCATGCACTACCATGACATCATAGTCAGCACCATCTTCAGCACAATCGAACGGTATCCTCTCTAGTCCATCTCTTGTGAAAAAATGCTTGAGCTGATAAACACTTTCAGGTAATGCAAGAAATCTGCTTATATTGATGAAAATACAGGAAGGATAGCAACCTCTCATAGTGTAGCATCGCTCGCTTAGCACTTTCATCAGCTCTAAAGTACTCGACTTACTATCGTATATCTTTAGAGAAAATGTTCTACCACGCTCTATTACGACATGATAGCCATTTTGCATAAAAGATGAGACAGGGATGAGCACCGTCTCATCGTCAAATACTGGAATTTTCTCTAGCCGTATTTTTCCTAGCCTCTTTTTTCTCTCTCGCTTCTCTGTCTCTATAGCCTTTAATACGGCTGTAGAGCGTAGATTACCGCTACTCTGTCTCTCTTGTGGCTCTTCTGAGAATAAGTCCTCTCTCAGCTTTGCTACTTTCAAGCGTCCACTGTTCCTCCTCTGCCAATCCAACAAAGCGCCTTTGATATCCTGTCCTGACTCTACTGTCCTCAAAAAGTCGCTTATAGAGGTGTCTTGCGGCTGTTGCATTCTTTGCTCCTTTGCTTGCGAGTGGTAATGTTGACATTACATTCAGTAGGGCAAAAATCGCCACCCTGTTTTTGAGAGTGGCGATCTGGGGAAATGGAGATCAGGAATTGGACGCCAAGAGCTTATCCAAGGTTGAGCGTTTTACACGGTATGACTGTCTCAAGTTTGCATGAGGCAGTGAAACAGCGTTCAAAATACCGTTTTTTATCCATCTGCGAATAGTTGTCGCGTCACAACGCAAAATGTCAGCTATTTCAGAAACAGTCAAGAGAGGATCTGCATTCAAGCTTTCTGACTGTTCTGCATCCTGTTCCAATACTGAAAGTCCTGGGCCTTTTGGTAATCTTGGGCCTGTCATCTTGTATAATCTCCTTCTATGTTGTCTTCATTGGATACATCAGATGCATCTATATTACACCGCATTGTCGCCTCTGTCAATATCAGGTTGTTCTAACATTAGAGAGAGTTGAATTATCTTCACGTTAGGCTTGCGTGATTGGCACCATTCAGCATAATCCGCAAGAGCCCTGATACGTTCAGGATCTTCATCGAGTTTGCCTAGAGATGTATTGCAGTGGCTGCACAGGAGTGCACGAGGTTCCCCTGTCTTGTGATCATGGTCTACGGCTAGAGGATTGATTTCACCATTTTTTGACCAAGGACGTTTTCGGGTTTCAGGCTGTTTGCATACTCTGCAGACACCTCCCTGCTCTTCAAGCATGCGGTCGTACTGTTGTGGAGTCATACCAAATCTGCGAAGATTCTGCTTTCTCCACATTTCGGGAGTCGTATTGTCTCTTCGTTGCTTATTGCGGCAATCTCTGCACCAGCTATCAACTTTACCTGGATGCTTGCTGTTTGTAGGAAATCTGTTAAAGGGGAGCCAACGTTCGCACTTGGAACACTGACTTTTGTAGACGTGATGAGGTATACTACTGTCCATAACGGAAGTACCTTTCTGTTATCGGTCCTGGAGTATCGCAAGTACTGCCAGGACAAACCATATTCAAATTTACCTCTTCAGTATACCACGAATCGGCTCCAGAAGCAACTTTAGACCACTTTTGGCTAGACTTTTCTGTAAGGTGTACTCACTGCTTCAGTCCCATCACTTAGCGTCTTTACTTCATAGTCGCTAAACAACACTGGCTCAGCTTCTCTCAATGCATAGAACACTTTCATAGCTAATCGCCTTATCTCTATCTCAGCATGCTCGCTTGCTCTCATTTCCACAAAATGCCGCCATGCTCTCACGTTACCTGTAACACCTATTGGCGCTTCTGTTTCGTTTGGCAAGAGCGAGCGAGCCGCTTGGTTGACTTTCTTCCTCAGGTCCGTCTTTGCTTCAGCACTTAGAATGTTGTCTCCTGCCTTTTGCAAATCTATCAATATATGTGCAATATAATTATAGTCCTCTGCTGCATCATCAATACGCCTTTCAAACATCCAATGCAAGTCGTCGTTTGTCTGGTATTCAGGCCGCTCGACAAAACGAAGCAGCTTACCCGATACGTACCGTTGCGACACCTGAGAGTACGCGAAGCCTGACCTATGTCTAACCAATTCATGTGTAAGACTTCTAGACACACCATAGAAGACAAACGTGTAATTCGCGTGCTCAATGATGGACCCGTGAGCTTGCATTTTCACGTTGTCGAAGTACCTATCTGCATCCTTGTTCCACGTGCGTTTCTCGCCAAACGAGAAATAGCAGAGTTGACCGAGCGTCTTGCATAGCTGGGTGCCATCTGGAAGTTCGGCAGGATCGTTGATGTAGTCCTGAAATCCGAAGTCCTCCAGAAATGGCTCTAATGCTGAGAGATTTACCTGTGGTCTACTCCAGAGGATAACACCCGGCTCTTTGAGATAGCGTGTCCCTTGTTGCGTCTGGTATACGGTTGGTTTACTCATTTTTACCTTCTTTCTTTCTCTCTCTTTGGCTGTACTGCTGATAGTAGCACATCATAAGCTCTTATCTTGCAATCACATGGTTTACTGCTTGGAAATCCTTGAAAGGTGATACCACTTTTATCTATCAATAAAACTTCATGACTGTGCATCGGTAACCCTGTCTTTTCGTCTCTCCAGATAGGCCTATTCATTCTTCACTTCTTTCTTTCATTCTTACTCTCTTGCTCAGAATACCCCATCATCACTTCAGCTACACTATCCCTCACATCCTGAGTCCACCACTTGACATCATCGCATCTCAGACAATACTGTCTATCATCTACTACTACACCCAACATACATCCACACATTGGACATGCACATCTTATCTCATAAACACGGTATGGTGTTCCTACACGTATGATGGACTTGAGTTGAATGAGTAGACTGTCAAGCTGTTTGCTGAGAGATGCGTCTATTGCATCTCTTGTTTCGTAGTTGGCAAGTTTAGACATTGCTACAATCCTTTCGTATTTACGTTTCGCTCTGAGAGCCTCACTATCGCGAAATCTGGGCGTTTATTTGCGTCCCTAGTGATAGACACCACTAAGCCTAGACAAGCGGTCTCTTGCGTCGCTACACGGCTCAGAAACAGCATTGTCGATGTGTTCGGTGTCTCAACTGCCAATCCCATCACCATCACTCTTCAAAAATCGCCTCAACCAGCCTCACAACTTCATGATGTACAGCTTCCACACTCTGAGTAGCATCTACCACTTTCATTCTCCTTGGACTGCTCTTAGCTCGTGCCAAGAATGCCGCTCTCAATTTGCTATGGAATGCCAAGCTCTCTGTATCAAAGCGTGACGCATCTTCTGTGTTCTTCCTGAGTGCTACTTGCTCAGGTGGCAAATCCAGCAAGATAGTGAGATGCGGTTCTCGCAACTGCATACAGGCTCTGCTCAAGTGCTCGACAAAGCCAGTGCCCACGCCCCGGACATAACCCTGATAGGCAATGCTTGAGTCAAAACACCTATCGCAGATGACGACCTGGCTGGCATTGAGAGCCGGAATTACAACCTCAGTGAAGTGCTGAGCCCTGTCTGCTGCGAACAAGAACGCTTCAGCAAGTGGGCTCATTGGCCCAGGTGGCTCCAAGATGAGCTGACGGATAGCTGTACCTAGTGCCGTACCTCCGGGCTCGCGAGTTCGAACATACTCAATCTGCTGAGAGATGAGCCACTTTTCGAGTAGCTCAATCTGTGTTGTCTTTCCAGCTCCGTCTAAGCCTTCAAAGCTTATCAATTTACCTTTATGCATTATTTACCTCATTTCTTGTTATATCGGGAAAGAATGATAGATCTATATTGCACTCACCAAAACCTATTGTAACGAGATAGGCGACTCTGCCATGCCGCTTAGGCTCCGGTCCGCTTATGGGCTTGAATACAAATTGCTCTGAGATCTCTTTGAGAATGTCCTCAGGACTTGAGAGCTTCTCACCCCAGGGTACTGCTATGACATCGAAGTCTCTTGCTAAGCTACCGTGTACAGCCAGAGCATACCCGTGCTTGTGAAAAATCGCGCAAAGCTGAGGGTAGAGTGCTGCTGCGTATACTGCTGCATAGTTCGGCTTGATCTCTTCAGGCGTTTTCATCTCTATCCCAATCTAATTGCGGTTTTGGCAACATGTCAAAGGGTGACCATGCGCCTTGTCCATACTTCCCTTTGTACTCTTGTAGCGTCTCACCAACATAATCAAACGTAAATTGACAAATGCGATAGCCAACGGGAATGCAGATAGTTGTCTGCGTGTGGTTGCTAATCTCCATTGTCCAGCGTCCGATGTAGCCAACGTCGCCAACACCAGCACAACGACATACAGACAATCCTGAGCGAGCTATGCTACTACGACAATACATCTTGCCGAGATAACCATTCTTCCCACCAATGTACTCGTCGGTGTGAGCCAGGATGGTTGTCCCTGGCCTCACCACTATCAACCCATCTCTATCTTGTGCATTGACAGGCTCACCCCAATACTTTTTGATGTCAGCCTCACTATCGATGTCCATCTCGGGTATGTTGTGATTACCCTGGAAGTACCACGAGCCCAAACGACAATCGTAGCTATTCGTGCCAAGTTGACGTTCGTCAAACGGCTCAATGACGATATTGCCATTTATGCGCTCTTTCAGGATATGGAAGTCTGATAACATTTATTGTCCTTTTCTGCCTAAAATAATACGTAACCTGCCGACGTGAAACACCTGAGCAAAGAGCCGTGCGTCAAAGTCGTACACACCAACCTGGATACCGTGCCAATCGAAGAAATTGTGCTTCACTCCTGGTAGCGGCTTAGCCCAGGCAAACTTGATAGGCCACCATTTATAGCGATTGATTGCTTTCCACTTTCGTCCACAGTCATAGCAATGAACCTCATTAATGCCGTTTTTGAGCAGCCTGTGACCCAACGAGCGAACCTTGTAACGATTGGTTAGAATGTCGTCGATGTCACATGTTGTACATTTTCTCATCCTTCAAATTCTCCTATCCGCTTAAATTTCATCTCAGCCGCTGGCAAGCTCTCCTGTTCAATGATGACAAGACTGCTCAGTATCTCCGAGTACTCCTCTCCACACAGTCCACTATGCCCGCCGTAGATATCTTCAAACAGCTCTCTCAGTGGTTCCGAGAGAGAGTTGAGTGTGTCGCTAATCTGCTTGGTTAGCTCTCGAATACGCTGCTCATCTTGTGGTGTGTATTCTTTGCTCATCCTATGCTCCTACACAGGTACATACCCATATACCCATTCTTGGATGCAATACAAACTCTTCAACGCTTCTACCACATATACTCATCTCTATCCCTAGTGCCGTTTCTCTGACAGACTTACCACCACATTTACCATGCTCAGCACAATAGAGTGCACCACTTGGAGAGCGTCTTGTGGCAAGCTCGTCACATCCGGCCTTACAGCACTGTCCCAGTGGCTCAGCTATCATCACGTCCCCAGGTGGCTCAGGTGGCTCCATTGCGCTCTTGACTACGGCTGTAGGTGCTTCAAACATGGTTTCTTGTATCATGATGCTTTCTCACTTTCTATCACATTCATCAACTGCAATCCGATATAGTGTGAATAAGCAGGTGGTATAGCATTTGCTATTTCTTTCTGCCTTGTCATCCAGGTAATTCCCATTGCTTTTTGAGCCTCGTCTTTCTGCCCAAAATGTCCGCCAATACACCAGAACTCATTGTCCTTGGCAATAGCGCCAGGTCTAGCAGCTTTTACTAGATGCTTAGGGTGATGTGGCTGGAAGAGGAAAATGTTGCTCTCAAAGTATCGGTGCCTGTACGTCTGCAGTCCAAACATGGCCCCACAAAGCATGATTGACTTGACAACAGGTGAACCAGGCACATTCTCAATTACATATGGCAGACCAGAGGCTTGGAACCTGGCTCTCACATCCTCAACTAGCCTTGGATGATTGTCTCTAGCCTCTGGGTGAAAGCCAGTTGCAAGAGAGTACCCAGGACAGGGAGGACTACAATGAATGATAGAAAACCTATCTAGAGAAGTATTTTCAAGATAATCGAACATATTAGCCTGAACGAATGTGAACGGGAAAGAGGGTTGGGGTATTTGATCTACCCCAACAATATCGAAGCCAGCTTGGTGATATCCCATAGCTGCACCACCAGCTCCACAACACAAATCAAGAAGAACAGGTTTTTTGCTCATTTAGCATTCCTCTCAATCTCTCATTTTCTTCCTCTAGCTTGGCTATTTCTTGGAGAATATAATTTTTGTCTCGATGTCGAAGCGTGTGCTCTTTCCTAGAGAGGAGTTCCAAGTTTTCTAGCCTATTATCGTGCTTATCTTCGTTTTTGTGATGAACTGTCTCGTCACTAGATAAGCATCTACCCAAACTTTTTGCCATAACAAGTCTATGCTCGTATACGTAGCCCTTTTTTGAGACCATTGGATAAAAAGGGCTATCTGGCATCAATTGAACACTGATATAGCCATTAGGCGTTATAGATCTTCCTCCCTTCCAATTCCCATTCCGCTCGCCTTTGGGCGCTACCCTGATACGATGCACGTATATCCTACCGCATGGATAGCAGCGCACGCACTGTGGCTCTCCCTTTTTTAGCAATACCCACCTTTCCTTGCTACACTCTTCGCAGGCATGCCAGATCAGTTTATGTCTCCCATACCTCTTGTGCAAACCTACTTCTTCTGCATAAACCACATCGCCTATTTTGGGGTTATCCATGCAGTTTCTCCTTCAACTCGCGGTTTTCTCTCTCTAGATTAGCAAGTCTTCGCACAAGAACGCTCATTTCCTGACTGTGCCTCTGCATATGCTCATTTCGAGAAAGAAGTTCCAAATTCTCTATTCGGTTATCTTTTTTATTTTCATTTACGTGATGTACATCTTCATCACTTGTTAAACACCTTCCAATGTGTTGAGCCATGACAAGTCTATGTTCAAGAATATATCCCTCCTTGCCTGCCATGGGAAAGAACTGACTTGACGAGTCAATCCATAACTCGATATATCCCGCAATTGTCACTGATCTCCCACCATTCCAACGGGGGTTCCCTGGACCTCTGCCTTTAGGTCCGTTGCCTTTTGTCCCACATGGGCGACACCGCAAGCTCTCAGGTTTGCCTTTTCTTAATGGCACCCATCTTTCTTTTCCGCATTCCATGCATGCAGCATAGATATGCACGGAATTGCTCTTAAAACCAATGGCTTTACCTATTTGCGTTTCTCCTACAACTGGCATATTCCCCAATTCCCTTTCACCTACTTCGCCCCACGGTATCCATTCGGGAAAAACCTACGCTAAGGATCTGACCATGGAAAAAAGCGGGGAATTGACTACTCTAAGCTCTGGGGCCTACCTGCCTTGCCTTTCGTTCGTAAATGCAATAAGGATGAGAGGATTGCAATATTCCATGCGTCCGGTTACCTAGCCCCCGATGAACTTTAATACCTACATTGTCAACGCCTACAACCTCAAAGCCTGCCATGTGAAAACCCATTGACATTCCACCAGCTCCACAACACAAATCAAGTATCCTAGGCTTACTCATCCCGCTTTCTCTCCTCTCCTGTACTTCCAAGCTCTCCCTCTTGCTTGCGCTCTCTTCTCCTCAAGCTTTTCTTGCCTTTCCTGCTCATACAGATAATTGAAATTGTGCAGATTGTATTGAATGAGTTCACGCTCTCTCTCGTTTTGAGGCTTATGAGTACACCAGAAATGCACAAGATGTCTCTGTGCATCCTCAAGATATGCCTCTAGACGCTCTACCTCACGCTTCATATTTTTCTTGCGTTGACGTTTATTCATCCCGCAATCTCCCCTCTCGTAGCTTCATTCCACAACTTCAATTTCATCTCATCAACTACCTTCTGTTGCACTTCGTTCATCTTGTACTTCTTGGCACGCAATACGAACTCTTGCTCTGTGTATGCCGAACGTCCGAGTGTGATGAAGGTCTGTGCTGAGCAGTAGGTGCAGTGACAGAGCGGGTTGTACCGCACTCTGCCTTCCACACTATGTGGATAACTTGTCCACTTTTGTGGATATTTGGATGTACTCATGATGCTAACTCACTTTCCTGATCAGGTACCAGCCAGTCTAAGAATGCGTGTAGCACTGTCTCGTATTTGACTGCTCTCAACTCAGGACAAGCGGCATTACTGCCAACAAGTCGAGATGCGTACATCTGCAGACTGTCAATACTCATCTCTTTAGGCTCTTCCATCGCGATACACTCTAATGCCAGATCTACCAAGTATTCAGTGCGATATGGCTCTAGCTCGTAAACCAGGGATAAATCGTAGTGATTAGCCAGTCGATTAAGTGCTAACTCTCTACGTGGAAGAATAAACCGATTTGCAAAGGTGCTAACCACTCTCAGGTTTGCATTTGCATCATGGTAGTTAACCCAAGCCTCAACAAGGGTATTATCAGTAAACGTTTTACCTTTCTCAGTTTTTGACTCCTGTACTTCCACCTCATTAACGTCAATCTTGTGCTGACCTATAAAGTCAGTGACTATCTTTGCAAAGGTGTTAGGGGGAGTATGATCAACATCTGACTCTTCTTGCATAATCCATTTCTCCGTAATTGGGCATTGTACCCGGCCATCCTCACGAGCGTACCCGCGAAAATGATTAAATTTAAACCTGAATATTTGCCGATGGACAAGGTCACGGCACACAGTTTTGAACACTGCAAGCTTTGTTGGAGGGCTCAACAGTTTTTTATAGCTGAAATTCTCTGCAGAACCATCTAGCCTAATCGCATAGAAGCCACGAGATATTGAGCTCTCTTGACGAACTTCAAAGGCCTCAACCCCACAGCCTATCTTCTGCTCAGCATTTGGGTGATTTTGTAGCAACTCAAGCAAGAATGCACTATCCTGAGCTGCTACCCTGGTACCGAGAGGGTACGCATACAGAATACTTCGTACCCTCTCTCGAATGGCTGCTTTCGTCTTGAAAAACTCACCATTGACGGTGTAGCCTTTTACACGCATAGCAACACTCCTTTACTTATCTAGCCTTTGACTATAAGACACACTATATCTGTGACAACTTACGCCGTATCTCTTCTAAGCCTATTGCTACTTTCTTAGCATCGTTACTCTTTGCAAGATCTATCAACCGTCTACAGTACTCATTAGGTGTAACCATCTCATTGGAGAGATCACTGCCAGGGACATTCCACATGAGAGTACCGTGTGGTGCCAGCTTCTCACGAGACACCTGACTCAATTGCTTGTAGAGATCTCGATATTCTTGGAGAGCGGAAACTGATACAGGTTCACCGTCCAAAACCGAATTTGTTGTAGACACTGTAGACGCCGTAGACGCTACCTCTATTTTTACCTCTTCAGACGGCTCTACAGGCCCATCCACATATGCGTCTTCACCGTAGACGCTCCGTAGACGCTCTCTACTTTCCGTAGACGCTTTTGGAGTAGAATAGCCTCCGTCTACAGCGTCTACAGCGTCTATACTGTCTACAGCGTCTACAGCGTCTACGGAGTTTGTACTTTTACTTTCTTCATGTTTAGGGGAAGGAATAAGGGTAACATAGCCTGCCTTCGTACCTTTCTCCTTATCCTCCTCTACCCACATAATCTGATCATCATTCTTCATTTTAAAGAGAAGCTTACGAGTCTTATCACTATCAGCAGAGCCATCTACTAGTTCAGCTATAGCTTTAGGCATCATCGGTGTAATGGCACCTGCCAAGAAGTCAATAATGGTTCTTCTCTCTTGACTAAGGGTATAGTAGATAGCTGTCTGTCCATCTCCTAATACCTTCCACATACCATTATTAAAGGCTATAGCTAGGTTTACTTCTTCTTTATAGTCACGTCCTGATGCATAGAGTGTACCCTCTGCTTCGTTTCTACCGCGTTTTACACTGATAAACCCATCAGCACAGGCGGTTACACCTGTTGTGGCGTTCAGTTCGTCAAATGGGTCATCTGCGTTTGCCTTACGGAGGTGGAACTGAATAAGGATGCATATCCCAAATTTGTCAGATAGCTTCTTAATTCCCTCTAAAGCCTCATACTCAGCATCGTACCCTGTTTCGCCGCTTCGACTTCTTAAGCGCGGTTTTACTTTAACCCAAGGATCGATGATAACCAATCGGGTGTTGGGATGAGCAATAAGCCAATCCTCCAACTCCGCTAAACCTCTTGCATCCAACCTAGGCCATTCCGTCCAAATGTGCAGTCCTTTTGGCGCTTCAGCCCCGGGTGCTAGCAGTTGCCCGATACGGTCCTGTAATCTGCGCTCTGTATCCTCTAGGGCCATGTAGAGCACATCGCCTTGTCTTACCTGATATCTTCCCAAAGCAATCCCGCCAGAGGCTACAGCCAAGCTCAGGTTAAGGTCAAACCAGGATTTGCCTATTTTCTGCTTGCCTCCCAAGACAATGAGCCCTGCAGGCAGGATATCGGGCACAACATAGTCGATAGGAGGAAACTCTTTTTTCATCAAATCGTATGCAGATATTGGCGTTGGTTTCCCTATCTTCTTGCGCTCGTTTTCTTCCTTTGCTGACCGGAGCAGGCTTGTAAATTCGCGCATTGGAAAGCTGCTACCCCAGACATCGAATGCAGCCAAGCGGATACGATCCTGCTCAAATGGGTCCATCTCAGTAATCACACTTGCAAGGGCGTAGAGGGCTTGTTTGTCCCGGTTGACCAGGGCTTGCATAATACCTTTGTGTTCAATCTTCCATTCTGGCAGTGGAGCATCTTCTTTAGGTGCCTGCCTTCTGTCTCCTCTTGGTTCTTTTGGAGTGTATGCATCTGGCTCAAAGTGTAACCTGAATTCCTTCCAACCTCTCCCTTTACAGCTATTGTGTGAACAACTAGCTGCTAAACGCCCATCACCGAATTCATATAGACAGGCGCTATTGTCCGTATGAGATGGGTCCCACACGCACGCTCTCAGCATGTGTCGCGTTCCACCCTGGTACGGCCCGCTTGATTTGATATCCACATGATATTTTTGAATATAAAACTCTAAATTGCGTGTTTCACGTACCCACAGAGGTGGATTATGTCCATTCATCTGGTTAGAGGTTGCCTTCACCTCAATTGGTGCCGCTATAGCTTCTAGTAAGTGTCTTGGAACAGGTTGTCTATTAGAACTCAAGAATTCGTGAGAATCGGTGTGGGCGCTCATCTGTATTGTCTCCTTTACATGCCAGTGTTCCATAAAGTTTGATAATGCGTGAAGGGTTGAATAAAGTTTGATCCACGTGAATTCCGTCTTCATCGAAACGAGCTGCTAGGCCTTCAAGAATGCGTTTGACGAGAGGTGTTTCAGTTGTGGGAAGGTCAATCGTGTACAGCAGATGAGAGCCGTTACCACTGTCTGCAAAAATAGGCTCAGGCCATCCTTCTGCTCTGAGGGTTTCGCGTATCTTGCGACTATGCGCCAGGGCTTTTTCGTGTTCCTCTTCGGTTGAGGAGATATTAGTAACTCGGTCTGGGTCACTATCAATAGCCAGCCACCGATAGCCGATGATGTATTTATCAGGTGTGCTGAAGTCTTTCTTTTGTGGGACAAGTTTATTTTTTGCACGATGAAGTAAGTCAGGGTGACACGGCTGAAGCGTGATATAGATACCCGTGGCCCGACGAAGTGTAGATATTTCTTTGAGTAGATCGTTAATATTATCGAAGTAGCCACCCAGTGTCTGGGTATATCGGCTATTTTGTTCCGTGGAAGCTTCTAAGGCTCGTATCTCGACAACTTGACCAGGGGTAGTAAGCAGCTGATAGGCGCGTCTTACCTCCTGAATATTGACTAGTTTTGAAGGAAGATTGCGGATATTTGTCATGGGTGTGCTTCCCTTTCACACCTTGGCTCTTGCACTGACTGACTTGATATATGACTGTCGGTCAGATACAATAGCAACAAAGCGTATTGGTCTAGTGCTATTGCGACCGGGTACCAATCGAGACGCAATAGCTTGGACATTGGTAAGAAATTAGGGCATTGACTTCTGTCAGTGCTCTTTTTTTGTACCTTGTCAAATTTTATTTTGTCGTGTACAATGTTTGTATTGTACATCTTGTCAAGGTAACTTGTCAAGAAGGTACATCTTGTCCAACTAGTACAGAAAGGTTTTTGAATAGTATGGGTAACGATAAATTGCTGAGCACAAAAGAAGTCCTGAGTAGATTGCAGATAAGTCGTACAACGCTTTACGCGCTTATAGATCGTGGCAAGATCAAGCCTGTAGAGAAACCGTCGTATCTGGAGAGACATGCTAAGCTTCAGTTCAAAGAAAGCGATGTAGAACGGCTTCTCTCTGGTGAGCCTACTGATGAAGAAGAGTCTCCTCAAGACCGTGTTGCTATTGCATCGTAGGGACGGGGCTCTCCTGTCCCTTTCTTTTTTGCCTTTCCCTTGTGTAACTCCTCTAGAACATTCATTCTCGTTATTGCCCCATGACTTCCTGTGCACACTAGAACTCGAATTCGAGCGTGTATTTGGCGTTGCGGTGTTGTTCATGCTTCTTTCTCCTGTTTCTTTGGGCGTTGACCATAGGTTAGGGCTGCTTTGTCCGCCTGCTCTCTCGTCTCAAATAGCCTCATGTAACCTATGCGCCAATACTCTCTAGGTGGCTTTGTTTCGATGAGTACCGAGTTGCTCCCTCCCCAAATCACTAAGCCCGGATCTGGTTTCCAGGTCGGATTGATGATCAAGAGATGGCTTTGTCCACAGCAAGACCAATCATGGTAATTGCGGTCCCATCGCGGCTCTAGATGGAGCAGATAGCCTTCTGGTGTCTCTTCTACATCTCGTATTTTGGCGTCTATACTCATGCCTGCTTGTCCTTTCTCGTCGTTGTATTGCCACTAGTAGTAATTGTGTAGGGATGCATTGCATACTCGATATCTAGCATAATTTGCATCGTTTCGCGATAAATGGGCATGACTTCGTGGTAGATGCGCATGGTTTCCTCAAAGTCAGGGTTTTGTTGCTTGTAAGCTTCTAGGTGGTCAAAGATGGTGTTCATGCTTGTTGCTCCTTATGGATAATAACACGTGCCTTCTTCGCTGCATATTGCGCCTGTGTGTTCTATAGGCCGTGTATTCGTCTTGCTGCGTCGTTTCAGCTCTAACCATGCCATGAATGCTCGTGAGTCTTTTGTGTAGCTCATGCTTCTCGCTCCTGATCTGTTTTGTCTTGCTTTTCAACCTTCTCTCGAATTTGCTTCTCACGTACAGCAGCACGCCACAGGCAGAGTTGCATCGTTTGCGCACTCGCTGAATGCTGCTCACCATCGATGCTCTTCCAGACAATAGTCCACCAGAAACGGGTAGAGACGTCTGGTCTGTAGTTGCATCCGAGTGTGGCTAGCCCTTGTCCATTGAGCACAACATCTTTCAGAAAGTCCTCAGGGACAATTTCCGCCCATTCGATGGCCCGTCTGGCCTCGTAGACAGCAGAGTCAAAGAGTGAGGTCATGCTTTTTTATCCTTTTCTACTAACTCAAGCTTGTCACCTTCACATACTTCTGTCTCACATATCATGAGTGAATTATCTAATATTTCACCTGTTCTCTCTAGTTTGAGATATGTCTCTACGTTCACCCATTTCTCATCAGGTACCTTAAATGCCATGCATGCTCTTGCTAGTGCGCTGTAGACGGTGTATTGCGCTTTTACTCGTACGTCCTTGGTAACGCCTTTGTAGGTAACATGGACTGTATGGTATTGTCCGTCTATAGTGTTCATGCCTCTGTCTCCTGCTTTAGGCACCATTTTCCTAGTGCTCGTAAGTTGCTCTTGTCAAGCTCAGCAAATACCTCATCCTCGCTGACAAGGATGGGGAAGGTCATTTGTCCATTGACTGTCTCGTGACGGCGTGTTGTGGTCACCATGGCTATCCACAGGCAGTACTCTTCGTCGAGGACAAGCACGGTAGCCTCGTGAATGCGCCATCCGTATTTTTTGATGACGTGGTCCATTGAGTCTGCGATGGTCATGCATCTTTCTCCTCTGCATCTCTTTTCATCACCCAAGAACGTAAGTGCTCGAAAGAGCAGAAGTGCAGAGCTTCTTGACTAGCAAGCCTAAGGAAGGACTTTCTACGCTGGACGAGAGCTATCCAATATCCTGGCAACCGTTCTATGCCGTCTTTCGTGTTTGCTATGTTGTTGCATTCTTCACATTTTATGCCAATGTAGTGCATTTTATTGCTCCTTAAGCTTCTCTTCCACATATTTGTTGATGATAGAAAATATGTGTGCTACTTCGTCTCTGTCATACTGCTTCTCTTGCTCTGTAAGGTGTTGATAAGGCGTATCTATTTGCTTTTGAAGCGCTTCGAGATAAGCAGCAGGAATGATGAGATCATGCTGATTGAACAGGATATTTGCAGTATTCCCACCTGGGTGCTCTACATAGCGTTTTTGCAGTTTGCCAAAGAAGTACGACATATACCGTGCCCACGATGCGTGTTCTTTGTTGGCGAGTTGTTCGATAAGTTCTTGTTCTGTCATGACTGTTTCTCCTCTTCAGGTACTCTATCTTCTTCGATAATTGCTATTGTTGATAGGATATATCCTGTCATTTTGTGCTGCTCACGTTCTGTCATGCCTCTCTTGGCCATGCTGATGAGTTGCTTGAGTGCGCTCTCTAGCTCGTCTATGGCTTACTGTTCTGGTGTAAGGTTGCTCATGCTTGTTGCTCCTCTTGCATCTTTCTCAACTCTTGCTTTGTTTGCATGCGTGCCCTTCCTCTGAGATATGCACTCATATCCCGTTTCCACGTTTTGCTTCTTTTGATGCTGATAACTTTCCGGCGTATATTCTCATCTCCGAGAGTAAAGCCAAATGCTCCATATGCTTTCACAGAATGCTCCTAATCTTCTCCAAGCTTCAATTCGTACTTATCGCGCAAATGGTGTCTCATCTTCGATACATTATCGAGAGTGTAAATGATGTCTTCTACCATAATAGCGTCTTTTGTATCGTTTATGATGACATTGCGCAAATTGTAGAGAGATGCGAGAAAACGTCCGTAGGCTATGCTTGTTTCGCGAAGGCGTGTTTTGAGTTCTTCGCGTTTGTAAGGTGGGATGGTCATGCTTCTATGTCCTTCCTGAGCTTCTCAAAGCGTTTCTGTGCATCCTGTTCTTTCGCTGTCCATCGGTTATCCCAGCCCATTTTGTGTGGTTTGCACATTTTGCAGCTACGCTTCTTGTTCTTGAGTTGCTTTCTCACGTCTTTTGCTCCTCAGTAGCGGTTTCGCGATACTTAAGCTCACAGTCATCTTCATGATGATATTGGTGTATTCTGTTGTACCTTGCGTATAGATATGCAATACAGTTACGGATGATGAGATAGACAACACAGGCAATAAACACGTAAAGCTCTTGTGGGATGTTAATCACGCGGGCTCTACCTCCAATATTGCCTCTAGTGCCTCTGATGTTTGTGTGTCGCTCTCTGCTGTTTGAGTGGGTTCGTCATCTAGCCAGTGGGGATGCCATTGGAAGTACTGCAGTGGAATGTCGTAAATCTTCATGAGAGCGTCGAGAGTGGGTGCTTCAAAGTCGAACTCATAGTCCCTGCCATTGGCACGGTAGACCTGATAGCGGCCCTCTGGTGACTTCTTGACGACGGTTCCGCGGTTGTACCAGGTGAAGACGCCGTGATCGATAAGCCATTGATACTCGATTAGGGTCCGTTTGCGGAGAAACATCCCGTCTGCGATAGGGAAGGTGACGAGGCCTAGGGCTTTGGCGTATGCGTTCATTTTGCTTCCCTCCATTGTAGGAGCTTGCCCTCTTTTTGAGCCTTTAGCTCGTCAACCTTGGCTTGTACTTCATCATCTGACAACTCTGCGAAATTTTCAGAGCCCTTTAGATATTTCTCTTGCGGTATGCCCTTTGCCTTGGATAATTCGAGATATTGCATGTGAAGTTCGACGCTTTTATCAGTCTGCTTCATATGCTTCATTTGTATTTCTTTGTGCGTCAAAGGATCTATGCGACAACACGTTATATCTATCCCCTTGCATTCAATAATGGCTAGACGTGTCTCTCTTGGACAAAAGTGAGCCCATATATCTGGACTCCCAATACCGATCATGTGCTGTAAGTGCTTACCACAGATGAACTCAGCAATAAATAGTCCATCTTTGTACTCTATGCCGATCGTAGGATCTGGCTGGTCCCATTGGTCTTGGTCATCCGGCTCTTTGGTATTGAGAGCAAAGAATGCTTTGTAGTTGCCAGTTGCTGGATAGGTAAAAAGGACACTAACATGGCTGTCTCCATAAAACTGCTTTGGTACTTGAGGATGGTTATAAGTGACCTTCAAAGTTGGCTTGTTCATGATTGTTTTCCTCTCCGTTTCTTGTCTTTCTTAAATTTCAATGGCAGCTCTAGCTGTCCGGCCTGTATCTTCTTATCGCGTTCTTTGCGATAATGTGTCTGTTTAGCTTTTCTAGCATGCTCAAAGACATCATGCTCTAGATGACAGGTTTGACAGAGAATGATAAGCTTGGCTCTAGCGTTTTGAGGATCGTGATTGACATGGGCTGCGGACACCACCACCCGGTAGGGGCGTCCGCTCTTGCTCAACTTGGTTTCATCTTGCTTTACACCACATTTCTCACAGGTGTACTTGACGCGCTTCTTGCGATGACGAGCACGTTCAGCAAAGTTTGGGTGATACTCGTCTCGCTTCCAATTATTCCAGTTGCTAGGCATAGTTGTTTGCTCCAATGTAAGCTATAGGGGACTCAACAACTGGGGCAGCATCGACGAATTGACGGGTAAAGCTTTCTCTTAGACGTGCACATTCGTCGGCTAATCGTCTCAGGTCTTGTTCGGCTTGGGCAAGCGTATTCCAGTCTTCAGGGTCAAAGTATTGCTGTGCGTCATTGGGAGATATTGCCCTCACTGAGGCTTGGCTTGTTCTCATGCGGATTGCATCGCAATATTGGCTAAGCCTTAGCTTTACCTCTCCCTTGCGTTTCAATTGCGCGGCTAATTTAGTTGCTTCCTCATCTTGTTTCTCTTTTTGATCTAAAAGCTCCTGATTTTTCTCTAAGAGCCTGTCTCTCTGGCTTGTAATGTCTTTTAGGTTTTCTTCATTCTCATCCTGCTTCTTCTGGAGGCCTATTTGATCTTGCGCAAGTTTGGCTATGCTCTCTTTGAGGTCTTCGATCTCTTTCTCTGTTTCAGGAGGAACAACGAACTTCTCAACAGGCTCTGACTTCTTCTCAAGCTCCTCTTTTAGGCGTTCAAGCTCTGCATTATTGGCTTGCATCTTTTGCTCTATAATAGTCTTGGCTTGTTCATGGATGAGAGCTTTATCCTCTAGAGACTCTATTTTAGTCTCCAGTGCCTTGATTTGGCTTTTAGCTTCTTCTCTTTCCTCTTCAAAGAGATTGAGCTTGCCTTGAAGTTCCTGGTTAGTCTCTTCGAGTTCTTCGATTTTCTTTTGAGCCTCTTTGATTGATTTGGGGGTTGCCTCTATTGTTCCATCGATGACTTGAGTTATGACAGTCTCGTTAGTAGAGGGTCGGGCTAGCTCTCTCCATACTTCCCAGGGATATGATTTCCCCGAAAATGCATTTTCGGGGAAATCATTGTGCAAAATTAGCTTTGCAACGTTCATGCAATCATAAGCTTTGTTTCTAGATATCCCTATCTCCGGTATGTCAGAAGTGGTAAAAGTACCAACATTCTTATTTTTGTTTGCGTGGTCAGCTTGTAAGCTCAAAAGATCAATACCGATTTCTACCCTAATCTCGAAACGGCGTGATAAGATTTCATGATGCCTTCTCTCGTTGTCCTCTTGCTCCCTTTCAAGATCATTATCTTCTTGTACGCGTTGTTTGATTCTGGTTATCACTGCGTTTCGGTCAAAGACTGGCCGTACAGCCTTTTCTCCAGTAACCTCTTCAAGATCAAAGAACCCTGTTTGCATCAATTCGTTACTCATTGCCTAAAAAACTCCTTCTTGCATCTTCAAGTGCCTTCTTGATGACATCGAATGTTAGGGGTTTCCCTGATTGAGTCCGCTCAATCACCTGCTCACTCGTTTGTTCAGGAGGTGTTGACGGAGCTGCTAGAGCTTTGATAGCTGAGTAGGATAATCCTTCAATGACCTGAGGATTATCACCGAACGCTTTAGCAATATTCATAGCATCATAGATGGCAGTCATTGCCATGTCCTCAGTTCCGGTCCTGAGTAGCTTCCGGAAATCTTCAGGGGGTAGCTGCTCCTTGGCCTTTAGGAAAAGTTGACCGAGCTCAATTGTTCTACCTATTTCCTCACGTTTCACCTCTTCAGTCACCTCTTCAGTCCGGTTTTTGAGCAACCTGAAACGCTCTCCAGAGAGATACTTCTTGGCAAGGATTTCTTCGATGATTTCAGGAGTAGGCTTGGCTTTTTCATCGATAAGTTGCCAGAGCCCAAAGAGTCCGTTAACGATTTGTTGGCTGAGTTGAGCTAGTTCGGTCTTTCTTGCGGATGTAATCTTATCTAGAACAACCTTTCCGATAACTTCTTGAGCCTCACTTTGCATGATGAGCTTGTTGTCTTTGTCAAAGCTTAGCCCTCTGACAATATCAGGCAATTTTTCAGAAAGGCCATTGATGATATCCTTTGCAAGTTCCTCATCCTTTTCTTGTGGGGGAGACAGAAGGTCTGCAGAGGCATCAATGATAGAGCGAATGAGTGCGACAATCTCATCACGCTTATAGTGCATACCGTAGTTGTAGGAGATAGCTAGCTTTATCTCAGGATCAGCAAACGCATCGTTTGCGTAGATTGCTTCCATAATGCGACGGCCAATAATGATCTCTGCAATGATCCTCAACTTCCTTTTCTGATCTGCTGTTTCGATATGTCTGTATTTTTCTCTAGATGAGATAATCTTGTCGGTGTAGTCCATCGTTTCGGGATCATATTCCCTGGGGTACACTTCAGTGATAAAATGGATAAGTTGATCTATCAGGTTAGGAGCATCTGAGTTACGCTCTGCAGTATTTGAATACATAGCAGGCTTTTCATGCGCCTTAAACCCTTCTACTTTCCGTTTGATGTTGCCTTTTCTGTCTTTCTTGGGGTTGCCCTCTTTGTCAAGGACATCTGAGATAATTACTTCACCTCGGTAGCCAGCCCAAATAAGAAACTGCTCATAGACTGGCTCTTGATAGATCCTGTCAGCATGAATAGTCTCTTCGTGATACTTCTTGTCCTTGTCCCACCAGTCTACATTAATACCAAGATCGGCCTTACTGATCTTGAGGCACCCTGTGAAGCTAACTCCATAGGTTAAGGCATACCATAGCCATTGCTGCATAATTTCCTTGTTTATGCGGCTAGTCGCCTCTTCCTCTTGTTTTTGCAATTCTCTGATAGAAAGTGTCATGTTTAAATCTCTCTCCTTTTAATCGTTAATTACGGGGTGACGACTTGTCACCTTGTTGTATTTGCTCTATCACCTCATAGCTACTAGAGATGAACTCAGCACTAAAACACTCAAATATCTCATCAGTGCACACCGTGAGATAATCACCCCACTGTTCAGCCCAAGGCTCGTCACGCACCTCACGCCAATACTTCCCCTCATCACCTTCTAGCGCTTCGATAGCTGGGCTGAATAGCTCCGTACACTCGACATTTATCTGGGGTAGGAAGTCTGACATGAACGACTCAGGATGATATCCCAGCTTGCGCCCTATGCAGTCCACCATCATGTCCATCAGCTTGCCCTTATTCACCACCAAGAAGCTCTTGAGCAGTGCCATACTCATAGTCCCGCCGTTGTCATAGCTCATGTTGGCAACAGGCCCAGAATCGCATCTCACGTCGAAATCGAATGACACTCTCACTCGTTGGTTGAGTAGTTCCTGCCCAGGCTCTTGCTCTCGTTTTTCCACCGGATACGCTATCTCAGCCATCGGAGTACCTACTACTTCCTCTCCAGTTAGCGCTCGTACAAGCTGTGTGAGGTCTAGAATCTCTGTCTGTCCTTCTGCTTTTCTTTCGTCCATTAGTTTTTGCTATCCCTTTTTAGTCTTTCTAGCCGTATCAACATATTTGCACGTTTCATCTCAGTAGAATGTTGAGAACATAAATGCACAAATACAGGGCCTATAGGCGACATCACCACAACAATGTCTTTATCATCGCTGAGAGGATTGCAACAATCCTCTTTTGCACAGATATTTTTCAAGTTTGCTCCTCTCATGATGCTTGTGCTACAAAGCCTTGTGGCTTCCTATGCTTTCTTGCTAGTATAAGCACTTCTTGCCGCTTTAGCATCGTTAGCGCCATCTGTTCTTGCCAAAATCTACCGTTTTGCGGATCGTCGTGTAGCTTCTGGCTTTGCGCTTCTAAAAGTTCGTTGAGTAGCTTTATGCAGTCCTCCCACGTTACCTTCCCGTCTTCTGACATTCCTGCTCACGCCTCCAATTCCCAAATAGTAAGTACCCAGTCATCAAAAATATGTATGCCCAAAATGCGAATATACCTATTTTGAAGTACTCAGGCGGTATGAGCATGGTGTTAAAAATGATGGTAAATACGATGTTGTTTAGTAGTTCACTCATATTTTGCCTCTTTTGCTAGTTTTAGTAACTTTTGATATGTCGATTCTGGTAACACGCGCTCGCTAAGAACACGGACAAGCTCGGTCAGGAGGACGTTGTGCTGCATCATGGTTTTGAGCTTGGGTGGTACTTTACCTGCTGCACTCACGAGTTCGTTTCCGTCTACCTCCAGGACCTGGGCTATCCTGAGAATGGCTGCTTCGCTAGGTAGATGTACAAGGCTTCCTGTCTCGATTTTGTTGAGGTAGGTAAAGTCTATTCCTGCGTGAAGCGCCAAGGCTCTTTGACTCAGGCCTCTTTCTTGCCGCAATTGCCGGATATGTTGTCCAAATATGTTCACGTGATTTTCCCTTCTAGTGTGCTGGATGCTTAATGGCTGTCTGTTCGGTGGCGTTGGACTGCTCTGTCTCGACTTCGACAACTCCCTCCGCAACTTTGCCTTGTTGCGTCTGAGAAGCTCGTAGCAACCTTTGCTTTACCTCATCAATGGCTGCAATAGTCGAATCCGTCGTAGCAGCCTTAAACGCCTGCTGAGAGCCGAATGTGATGGTTGCTGTTTGGGAGCGTACGCCGAATTTTGTAGGTACTCGTAGTGCGACAATAAAGCGCGGTATCCACGAGCTGAGCACATCGAGCTCTGCAGCCTGGGCCAGACTCTCGAATTCGTCTTGTGTCATGTGCTGAGTCTCAACTTTTCTGTGGCTGTTTTGACCAATCTCGCATGAATCGCTTCTATGTCCCGACTACAGGCCTCAGATGACCGCATGGCAAACTCAGCAGGTTGATACTCTACAATCTCTGATTCGATGTGCGTGCCACGCCCTGTGTCGATGTGGAGCGTTATCACGAAGCGCGATCCCCAGTCACTGGCTATAACAAGTTTTTTCTCCTCAACGAGCTGTCTAAATTCTTCTGTTCGCACTTTTCTTGCTCTCCTCCTCTTGTTCTATCTTTTCTTGAATTTCATCAAGCGTGTGTCTCAAGCCTCGAATGTCGTCCAAGAGCATGAGATCATCCCCTGGACAAGGATTGAGGTTGTGCTCGTCTATATGTCTGCTGAGCACGGCTGCTCTACTGCTGATAGATAGAGATAAATTGTTCATTTTTATGTCTCCAGTCTCTTTTCCCACTTTCCAAGTGTCGTAGCCATGTTGAGATATTGCGCACATCTTGTCTTCTCACTGCGATAGTAGAAGTATGAGCACCTTTCGCAGTCGCGCTCGTGCTCTGCGAGATAGGCCCGCATGCGATCGACATGCTCAAGCCTCAAGTCGTCTTGCTGTGGAGGCTCCCCGGGTTTCGCTTCCAAGATGATTGGCTCAGGCTTCAGTTGCGGAGTTGGCACAACACCAATGGCTTTGCACCTATGCCATTTCTTGCTAAAGATCGGTACACCACAGAGTGGACAGGGCTGGTTCTCCTCGTGCTCGTTAGTAAAGGCGTAATCCACTGGCCTGCTGAAATCATAGCAATTGCAGTGAAATACCGGATAGCCTTGCGCGTCTTGTGTTATCTCTTTGTTACATCGATAGCAGTGCATCAGGCTACCGCCTCTTTCAGCTTCAGCAACGTAAGCTCAAAGTGCCCTGGCCTTGTCTCCTCGCAAGTAGCAAGTTCAGCGTTCTCCAGCTCGGCAATGATTGTGTGCTGGTTGATGGCAAAGGTGGTGCCAACAATTTCACGAATATGAGCAGCCACGTCGTCTTCGATGATAAGTGTTGAGCCACGGGCATAGCAGTGCTCATGATCGCAGATGCGCTCTTTGACGCACTCAAGGTGTTGTATGAGACGATAGTATGTCCTCAGCACCGTAGGTTTGGTGATGGTTTGTGTAAGAAATGACATAAACCCTCCATAGGTCCCGTATTTACAACGATATGGGCGCGTTATCCATCTAAAGTAATGACTTCAGTTTTTGTTGGTTTTAGCATGCTGGGGTTCAGAGCATCTGTGGTACGGGTGCTCTGTTTTGTTCCATAGCCCTGCTCTTGTGCATAGCGAACAAGAGCAGCATAACCATGACATCCGGTCTTGATGGAGATATGGTTAGTGTGTGTGTTTAATGTTCTTTCTGCCATATTGAGCGTCTCATATATTTGTTTGCGAGAATATGCACGCCCAAGCAGATGAAGAATTTCCAATTCACGTGTGGTGAATTCTGGCAACCTTATTGATTGAATTGCTTCCATTGCATTACCTCTCTGTACGGTTTTGACTCTTTCAGGGAGCCGGAAGAAAGAGTCGGTAACAATTATTATGCCTAAGGAATCACTGCCTGTCTGTAATCCATTTGGACTAAGCTGTTTAGATTAGAAAACAGCTTAGTCATACGGAGAAGCCAATTTCTACTATTTATGCGAGACACGATACACCATCCTATGCCCAAAAATTCATACAATTCATACCGCATTACATGCCAACATAGTAATGTACTGATGTGTAGGAATTGACATATCTTTATATGCATCTTATACACCTCTAGAAGAGAGAATGATTCCTTGCTGAGAAAAAGTAAAAAAAACCAAGAACGTGTTGCCTGTTTGTGTAACCAGCGTGGATTGTGTGTCGCCTAGCGGCGTTAATGCAGCTTCATGGGTATTTACCACCTTGTTTGTGTTTTATGTGTTACCCATTATGTGTCTTTAAATAGAGCATCATGCCCGTAGCAGCCTATGTCTTCCTTGTTTGTGTTTTTGTGGCACCTTAGAGTATACATAACAGATTCTAGAAATACCAGCTTTTTGGTGCTATCCTCGAAAAATAGAGCGTTTGACACTCAGAATTCATGCGCCCGAAGCTGCCATCTTCAACACATTTGCGCAAATGTGGATTTTGGAATCCTTTTTCGCGCATGTGAATTCTTCAACACATTTGCGCAAATGTTACACAAAAAACATTTGCCACTGAGATAGCCTGATGCTCTCTAAATATATCGATGCCACATCTAACCGGAATACTATGTTCCTGTCCCTCTGCGCCCTGTTTGAGTACACTATGCTGAAACTAGAAAAGGCCTCGCGTGCTGAAACAGGCATTTGGGAAGCAACTCAGGCGACTCAGAGAGCAACAGGGACTGACCCAGGAACAACTTGCAGAAGCATCGGGGCTCTCTGATCA